CAGCAGGATGCCCGAGGCCAGGAGGATGCCCGAGGCCAGCAGGATGCCCGAGGCCAGCAGGATGCCCGAGGCCAGGAGGATGCCCGAGGCCAGCAGGATGCCCGAGGCCAGCTCGGGAAATGAAAAAGGCCGCCTGCATTTCTGCAGGCGGCCTTAAGAGTAAAGCGGATGTTTGGGAGATTAAGCCATTACGAATTGAAAGCCACATCCATTGATGGGCGCGGCCTCGAAATCAAAGCTCTTGGAGCCATCAAAAAGGCCCGTACCCTTGAGGATTTTGGTAGCGGAGATATACGGCCGATTGCCAGCAAAGCGGATTTCCGTAGTATCCTCTGCAAATTTCGCTACAGGAATGATGCTGATTTTCTTGCCATCGGCCAATACGCGGGCATGTGGCATGTCTGCAGGAATGCGCGCTGCAGCGGTAGAAGAGAAGCATACGCGGCCTGTCTTGTTGATGTGGATGCCGAAGGCCTTAGGAGCTGCCGGAGCCTTAGAGGCCTTGGGAGCTGCCTTGGGAGCTGCCGGAGCTGCCTTGGATGCCTTATTGGGAGCTGCCGGAGCCTTAGAGGCCTTGGGAGCTGCCGGAGCTGCCTTTACTGCCTTGAGAGTATCGACAATCTTCTTTTCTGCCGCTACTGAATTCTTGATCTGTTTGTTTGTCATATGTTTATTTGTCCGTTTCTATACCCCGCATTAGCGGGTACTTGACCATAGTACGCATGACATGCTGAATATGTCAAGAGATCAGCAAAAGATTTTTATACGATCCATTCCCCCATTCCCCCATGGGGATCAAGGCCAATGACAGTGCTACGATCCGAGTCAAAAGTGCTACCCGACCAAAGTGCTACGAACCTGGTGAAAAGTGCTACCGACCAAAAGTGCTACGAGCTGAAGTTGAAAGTGCTATTTCACTTCACTTTTACCGACTCCGACCAGGGCTAAGCTGAGCTTGCAGAGCTTCACCAAGTGCAGAGCTTCACCACAAGATGAGCTTCACGCAAAAGCCCCGATCCGGAATGGTCCGAATCGGGGCTGGTCAAATTGCCTATGCTGTGCCTGTTACACTCCACCCTCCTACCGTATTGCCGTTGACGTCTCGGATGCGGCCCGACAGCCTTTCCGCATGGGCTTCGGTCATTCTCAGATCCTCAACCTCCTTCGCCACCCTGCGCAGCGCGTCGGCCAGATCCTCGCCGGTCTGCATGGCATCATTGCCCATGGTGATTGTTACCGTAAGCTGCATAGTTCCCTCACATTCTTTTCAGTCATAAAAGTTGTCGCATCCGCCAGATCCACCATCTTTTGGAAGTACACCGCTCCGGGCTCGAACCCGAGCTGCGCGTACTGGTAGGTGAATGTTCCGCTCATGCGCTCGGACATCATGAAGGAGTTGAAAGCACCCTCCTGTTTCCAGCGCATGGGCGGCAAGACATTCAGCATGTCATGGAACTTCTCGGCGGAGATCCTGGATGGTCCCTCCTTCAGCCAGAACTCCCGCTCCAACTCCTGGAAGCGCACGTAGGTCATCGGCGTATAGAGATCGCCGCGTTCCTGCGAATTGACCTGCAGTGCCGCTTGCGCGGCATCCTCCTGTGTTTCGTAAAAGTTCCAGATGCTCGGACCCCACTTATCGCCAGCGGATCGCACCAGAACAAACTCGTAGTGGCTCATGCTTTCGATTCCTTGAAGTGGCGCAGGATGATCTCGCGAACCACGTCCAGCTTGCTCAGTCTGTTCTCATCCGGCGCGGCCCACCAAAGGTTGGTGATCTCATCGGCCGCCCGAGCTGCAACCGCTTCGGCTCCGCAGTAGTGGCCTCTGGCGAGGGCCCGCGCGGCAGTCATCTGTCCGCATTCGCAGCGGATCTTTTTGGATCGTTTGCCATGTCCACCCGAGAAGGTTTGGCGTGCCAAACTGGCATCGCGGCGCTTTTCGGCAAGGGTTCTTGTGTCTGGTATTTTCGTCGTCTTCATAATGAGTCCTTTCATTTCTTCAGTACTCTTCGGCCAGCATGATGGTCAGAACCCGCGTGGTAACTTGCGGGTTCGCCGGGTCTTCACTTCCCCACTCCAGGGCCTTGTCGTAGTAGTCGATTTTCCAAAAGATACGTTCGCCATCGTGCTCGAACGCGCCAAAGTCGCGCTCGCCGTGCGGGTCGTTACCGGGGGTGAAATCCGAGAAGGTTTCCACCTTTTCGCGGATGCGGGATTGAACCGCGGGCGGCAGTGCCGAGATGCCGCTAGTCTGGCGGGCTCGGCTACAGATGCCCATCGCGGTGCGCGCGAGGTTGTTGAGTTCGGCGATGCGCTTGGTGTCGCTCATCGGCGGAACTCCTGCAGCGTATCGGTGATGAGATCGCAGGCGCGTTGAGCTGCGGCCGGCAGCACCGTGATGGTAGCTGTCACCGGCTTGCCGCTTGCATCCGCGGCCACCTTGAGTTGCCCCAGGAGGCCATTCATACCGCTGCGGGGAACCTCGTAAGTGAGATTCCCGATTCGGATAAAGAGGGTCATTGCAACTCTCCTTCAAAACCGAAATCAGAGATCGTCCACTGCTTCCCTGCTATGTCTATCTTTCCCCAAAACGTACTACGGAGCATCGCACCAAAGCCGTTCTGTGAATCGACGTAGGAATTTACCTCGTAATGCCCGTCGCCTTTGTAGGTGACCGTCCCCTTCCCATCCCATGTGCAAGAGGGGAAGTCTGCCGTAGAAGGAGCGCGGAGTTGAGCAAGTGCGTATTTTTGCACTTCCTTGCAAGCGTAATATTCGAGTTGCGATTGCGGATCCTTCACCTTCTGTGCGTTATATGCGGCATGCTCTCGGTCATTCTTGGCCCACCGGGCCTTATCCTGCGGAGTTGCCGTGAGAGTTTGGAATAGCCACACTGCGCCTCCCAGAAAGAGGAAGAACGCAATGATGCTCAAACAACCGGGCTTGGAATCGTTGGCCGCCATCTACCGCACCCGCCTTTCGGCCGGAACCGGCAACAGCCGGAGTTCGCCGGTCGCCAGATCGCCAAAGTAGCAGTGGCCCTGCTCATTGCTCCACGCCATCCGCGCGTAGCTCTCCGAGTGCGAAGAGAATTGGGTGCCGCATTCGCGCAGCCGCCACCAGAACCTCGTTTTGCCTGCAGCGCGCATATCGCACAGCGCTTCCAGGTCATGAAAGAGAAGATCGTTTTGATAGTGCTTCGGGAGCCCGAGGGTGGCCGCAATGGCCAGCATCTTTTCGTGCATCTCCTGGGGAGTGATCTCTGCGGGCATTACTGGGCCACCTCCTGATTCGCGAGTGCTCTGCACGCCTGCTCAGCCGCCTCATAACCGGAATCGAGCGAACTGATTCCGCAGCCGTTCAGCTCACCGATCTTGAACAGGAACATGGCGATGATCGGGTGCCGGTTGAAACACCCGCTGCCCGAGCTGCGCACCTCTTCCCAGATCGCTTCTGTCACTGGTCCTGCCAGCGTTTTAATCACTCCCGAAGCGTTGGAAGCGTACTGAATATCGAGTGCCGTTTGTGCCGCTTGTTGAATAGTCATGTTTGTTTGTCTTAGTCCGTTTCTGATCGGCTATCCGATCTCTTATAGGATACCTAACTTTGCTGTCTCTGTCAACATTCAGCAAACAGTCGAAATCCTGATATTCTGGTGCGCGTGATCTGCGCGGAATGCGGCAAAACGGTGAAGCGAGTCTGCCGGGAATGCCAGGCGGTGCGCGCCCGCAACGGGCTGCTGCAGCACCAACGGCGGTTCCTGCAGACCTGGGTGCTCAATCAGATCGACTTACGGGTGCGCGACTTCGACGGCGTGACACACCTGGAGTTGTTCGATGACCCATGGCACGCTTATTGCGGTGCCGCACTTCTGGTGGTAACTGGTCGCCGACGAGTCCGAAGCTTGCCACCGGACCTTTGCGCCGGCTGCGTGACAGTCTTTCACGAGTTGCTCGACCGCTACGTCGTGGGGACGCGCACGAGAGAGCTTCACTCACCAGAAGGCTTCACGAGTCCCGGAGCTTCACCACAATAAGGGCTTCACCGCGTCTGAAGCTTCACCCGCGAAGGAGCTTCACGCTGCGGGAATTCAGTCTTCGCCAGGATCGCTTTCGACGGGCTGGTACAGTTCTATGGCCCGCGCCGGATCGCGGCCGAGATAGGCGAGTTCCAGCATGACCGGCGCTTTGTAGGCGCAAGGCCGGAAGGCAATAGAAATCCGCTCTGGTGGCGTGCGCCCATGAACCGGGCCGAGCACGCAGAAGTAGGTTTTGCCCTGGCGCGTGAACTCGACGGTCATCTAGTCCGCACAGACGATGTATTCCATCAACACCGTCGTGGCTGGCGTTGTTACCGTGACCGCGCCAGCCGTAGCGGCGGTGGTAAAGGTGCCACCTGTAAATGTCGCGGTTACGCCGCTACTGGGATACCCGGACCCTCCGGCAGTCACAGTGACAGAGCTAACCGCGCCTCCTGTCAGGTTCACTGTGAATGCCGCTCCAGTGCCTGCGCCTGCGCCGGCCAGGGTAACGGTTGGCGCAACCGTATAGCCGGCGCCACCGGTCGCCACGGCTATGGCGGTAATCGAACTACCCGCTGCGGCGCTCGTCAGCACCGCTGGAGCCGTAACGCTGGCGTCGAAGCGGCCTTGCGCCATTTCTCCGGGCAGCAATGTGAGGAACGCCGGTCCGGCCAGTCCCGGCAACACGCTCAGGTCATTCGCGCCGTCCAGGTTTTTGATGGCGAAGCGGCCCAGTGCGCCTCCCGACACTGCTCCGATATTGATGACCGCGGCAGTGGTCGTCACGATTTGAATGCCGCTGGAGACATTGTTGCCGATCTGGTTGATCTTGACCGGGCCGCTGCTTACGGTTTTGGCGCTGCTGGGGGACGCCGGGCTGGTGGCTACGACAGCGTGCGTGAGAGAAAGCGTTTCGGTGATATTCAATGCAGGCATCGAATGCTCCTTTAGGTTACATAGTACGCGCGGCTATGGATCTTGGAGCGTCGGGGTCGGAGTCGAACCGCCCTCTTCCGCGGGGAACGCGGCTGTGTCTACCGGGATACTTCCGACGCTGGGACGCACACCGCGAGCCATTGTAGCGCCTGCCGTGCGAATTGCCGAATATGGTATCACCGGCACGGTCAGCCGTTCCCTGGCCGTAGGGTGAAGGAAATAGAGATAGCGAAGCTGGAAGCCTTTCAGCGGACGGAAGCCCGCCGCGCGGAAGTGCGTCATGCTGGCTCCGCCCCGGTACACGTCTTTGCCGCCCACATGGGCAAACGACTGGATGGCTTGGCCGCTGGTGCGGATGCCGATGTTGGTAATCACCTCGCCGGCTGGTCCTCCCCAGATGGTGGTGTTCGCGCGGATCGCGGTAAGCACGAATCCCGAGGCGCGGTAAATCGTACCATCCCCGCATTGCGTGGCGTCGGCAAAACTGACGATCCACTGAATCTGCGGGAAGTGTTTCTTCAGCAGGCGCATGGCGACCGCGATGGCGCGGCTTTCCGAATTGCGCGGCAGGTTGTCGGTGAACGCCATGCGGTTCAATTCCAGGAAGCCGGTCCAAGGCGTATCGCGAACCAGCGTGATCAACTTCCGGCGATCCAGCGGCGGTCCGAATTGCATGGCGCCTTCGAGGCGTGTCCCGAGAAAGACCCCGAGGTGTAGTTGCGAATTCTGTACGCTCTTATGGGAATAGTGCGTCTTGCGCATGAAGGCGTGGGCATCGGCGGATCCGATCACGGCAACGCGCAGATCCTTGGCTGTGGTCATAACTTGAACAGAACCGCTTCTAGCATCACTACTTTGGATTCATTTCCCAATTCCCGGCCACGCTTCTCCGCCAACTCCTGGGTTTCGAAAATAGCCTCGACCCGAAAACCGCCGTCCCAGGACCGCATTAGCACGATATAGAGATTCATAAGTACGCCTCGCAGATCCGCGCCAGGGCATTGCCGTTGACGTTCTCATTCAATTCCAGCGAGAACGGTCCCTTGGCTTTGGCTGCCGCGATGGCCAGCGCGACCAATTCCGCCTGCTCATCGTGCAGAGTAAAGGTGATCTGCCGGTATGGCGTGCGCTCTCCCGTGGGCAACTCCGGAGGCTGGGCCTCTTCGACTTCGCGCAGCAGGTCTGCCAACTCCGAGCCCGCAAAGCCGGTCAATCCAAGATCGACGCCGCTCTCGCGCAGCTCTAGCAATTCCAGACCCAGCAGTTCTTCGTCCCATCCGGCATTGAGACTCAGCTTGTTATCGGCAATGATGTAAGCCCGTTTCTTAGCATCCGACCAGCCGCGGGCTACCATTACGGGCGCTTCGTCGTAGCCATTTATCTCCGCAGCACTCACCCTACAGTGTCCTGCGATGATGCCGCCCCGATCATCGGCCAGGACCGGGATGGTCCAACCCCATTCGCGCATGGATGCGGCCACCTGCCGGATCTGTTCCTGGGAGTGTGTGCGGGCATTGCGCGCATAGGGGACCAGCTTCGAGAGCGGCCAGCGCTCGACCTGATCTGCCGGCCAAGTCTGGGTGTCGAGAGGCATCGCGTCGCTCATGCTTGAATTTAGCATTTGGTGAAAGAGAGTTTTCCACGTTAGAATCAGCGCGATGGCCCGCGTGGGAGAAATCGAACTCGCCAAGGCGCTCAAGCGCAGCCGCATGGCGGTCCATATTGCCATGCAAGCGGGACGCATTACACCCGGCGCGGACGGCCTCTACGACCTCGATCAAGCCGTGGCGGAGTTCCACGCCACCACGCACCACGAGAAGGGCCACAACAACCGATCCGCGTCCGGCGGCAGCGGTGGAAAGCCGGTGGAATTCAGCGGCACGCTGCCGGAAATCCCCAACGCCGATATCCCTAAGCCCGACGAAACACGCTCGACAGCCTATGCCCGCGCCAGGGCATCGACGCAGGTTTACGAGGCGCTGCTGAAGAAGACCCGCTACGAGGAACGCGTCGGCAATCTCACGCCCACCGCGGATGTCGAGAACGCCCGCTTCCAGGAATTCCGCACCATCCGCGAGGCGTGTTTCAACATCCCGTCGCGCATCGCTCCGCTGCTGGCAGGGGAATTGAACATCGGCGCGTGCCAGCAGTTGCTCGAAGATGAGCTGCGCAAGGTGTTCGACGCCTACTCGGAAGGAAAGCTGGCCGCATGATCACGCCAGGGAACACGCTGCACGCTTCCCTCCCTGGTCTCGCCAACGCCTATGAAGCTACAGTCAAAGCCTGCCGCATGGGTGCGCGGCCCGACCCGAAGCTGGCCATCAGCGAATGGGCGGATCAGTACCGGGTTCTGACGACGCGCTCATCGCCGGAGCCCGGTATGTGGCGCACCAGCCGCACGCCCTACCTGCGCGAGATCATGGACGCGCTGATGCCGGAATCGCCCTGCGAACGGGTGGTGTTCATGAAAGGCTCGCAGGTTGGCGCCACCGAAGCCGGGATCAACTGGATGGGCTATGTGATCCATTTAGCGCCCGGTCCCATGCTGGTGGTGCAACCAACCGAAACCATGGCCAAGCGCAACTCGAAGCAGCGCATCGGTCCCTTGATCGAAGACTGTCCGATTCTGAGCACCTTGGTGCGTTCTCCGAAGGAGCGCGACTCCGGCAATACCATTCTGGCCAAAGAGTTCCTGGGCGGCATTCTGGTGCTGGCGGGAGCCAACAGCGCCAAGGGCCTGCGTTCCATGGCGGCACGCTATCTGTTTCTCGATGAGGTGGACGCCTATCCGGCGAACGTGGATCGTGAGGGCGAGCCCTGCGATCTGGCCATAGCGCGCACCTCGAATTTCCGGCGCAAGAAAATCCTCATCGCGTCGACACCCACGATTGCAGGCCGTAGCCGCATTGAAACGTTCTTCAGCCAGTCGGATCAGTGCTACTACTTCGTGCCGTGCCCGCGCTGTGGCGTCTTCATCACCTTGCTGCCGGAGCAATTGCAATGGTCCGCAGCGATGCCGCACCGCGCGGCCTATCGCTGCCAGGACTGCGAAAAGGAGATCTTCGACCACGAGAAGACCATCATGTTAGCCGCGGGCGAGTGGCGTTCTCTCGGCTTGGGCGATGGCGTTACCAAGGGCTTCCACCTCTCCAGCTATTACTCGCCGGTCGGCTGGCTCTCCTGGACCCAGATCATGCGGATGCGGGATAAGAGCATGGTGTCTCCCGAGAAGTTACAGGCCTTCTACAACACCGTCCTCGGTGTGCCATGGGCCGATCAGGGCGAAGTGCCGGATGTAGACCGTCTCTACGAGCGGCGCGAACTCTATGCGATGGGCGAGGTGCCCGAGGGTGGGCTCGTGCTCACAGCCGGGGTCGATGTGCAGGTCAACCGCATCGAATGTGAGGTGGTTGCCTGGGGCCGCAACCGCGAATCCTGGTCCGTGGATTACCGCGTGTTCGACGGCAACACCAACCAGCCCGAGGTGTGGGCCAAGCTGGCGGAAGTGCTAGATGAGGAATTCCCGAGTTTTTACGGCGGCGCGCTGCGCATTAAGAAGCTGGCCGTCGATTCCGGGTTCAACACCATGCGCGTCTACGAATGGGTAAGGCGCATGGGATCGCAAAGCGTGATGGCGGTAAAGGGCGAAACCCACTCCCACATCTCGGCCTTTGTGGGCGCACCGTCGTTCATGGATGTCACGGCAGGAGGCCGCATCGTGCGCGGCGGCGTGCGCCTGTGGCCGGTGAATACCTCCATCGGCAAAGAGGAACTCTACCGCGCGTTGCGCCTGAATGTCCCGGACCTCGCGGCCGGAGAGATTTGGCCGGCGGGCTACTGCCACTTTCCCGGCTACGGTAAGGAATTCTTCGACCAACTATGCGCCGAGCAATTGATCACGCACACCTTAGCTGGGCGCACGACCACAAAATGGGAAAAGCGCCGCGACCGCAACGAAGCGCTCGACTGTTTCGATGGCGAAACCGAAGTGCTTACCGATGCTGGCTGGTCTCCGTTTGCGAATGTGTCCAACCAGAAATTAGCAACTGTGGAACTTGAAAGCGATGCAATCGAGTTTCAAAAGCCATCAGATCTCATCAGCCGAAACCATTCAGGCGAAATGATTTACCTTACGGGCAGGCGTCTCGACATTTTGGTAACGCCGAATCACCGCATGGTGACTTACCTGCCGAACCGGAACGCCGTCATTGCCGCAACGCCGACTATTACGCTCGCCAAGGACCTGACGCAACGTCATCAAATCAAGCTGACGGGACGATGGTCCGCAACTGGGCCGTGTTGCATCTCAATACCGGCCAGTTCGAAGGATGATTCCGGGCTGGAGATCGAGCCGTCGCGGAACGTAAAGGCCGTCGATCTGGCGAGTTTCTACGGCTGGTGGATAACTGAAGGTTCGGCGATTACCAATCACTATGAAGGCTCGCACCGGCGCCTCGTATCGATTACCCAGACCAAGACTGCGAATGTCGAGGTGATCGCGGAACTGCTCGATCGCTTGCCTTGGCGCTTTAATTGGAACGAAGGTGTCCACAAATTCACGTGCACTTCGAAACAACTTCACAATGAGGTTATTCAATGGGGTCGCCTTCAAGAAGCGCGGCGAGTTCCGCTGTGGATCAAGAAGTCCGGTATGGACGTAATCTCGGCCTTCATAGATGCAGCCATCGCCGGGGATGGATGGAATCAGAATAACGGGTGCCGGGCGATTGCCACCATCTGCAAAGACTTGGCCGATGATTACCAGGAACTCTTTATCAAACTTGGCTGCGCACCGCGGATCCATATCCGCAAAGCCGCTGCCTACAGTATTCGCGGGCGTTCTGGCGATAACACCAAAGATCAGTATCACGTTCATGAGAATGCCCACACGAAAAAAGCCTCCCTCGACGGCGGCGGCAATGGGCAGCGGGGGTTTATCGGAAAGTCCGTTGCCTATGATGGAAAGGTTTATTGCGCCACCGTGCCGAACGGCACATTGATCTGCAGGCGGAACGGGCAAGTATTTGTCGCGGGTAACTGCCGGATCTATGCCCGCGCGGCGGCGGCGGTGCTGCGCCTGGAGGTCTTTACCGATAAGCGTTGGGGTGATATCGAGGCCGCTCTGCGGGCGGGTGCCGCTGTGGGCGGGAAAACCGGCCTGGGTTCGAAGGGCCAAACCCCCATGCCGGAGTTCCGGTCACACGGGGCCAACACGGACAGTTTTCTGGAGTAACTTATGACGCCTCCCTATCGAGCCAACGCGCCCATGCCCATGGACCTGAAAGTGGCCCTGCGCGGATTGACGCCGGATCAGGCACAAACCATGCTCACGCAGGCGCAGCAGGCTTATTTCAACCTGCTCATCGGACAGATGCCCTCCGGGGTCGAAACGCCGCAACTGGGCCGTGTGACCTTTGCCGCCACCAGCGCGGCGGATCTGCAGCGCCTGATCGATTATCTAAATGGAGTTGTCACCGCTGGCGCGAGCGGCGGCTATGGCAGCAGCGGCGTGAACGTCCGCAAACCGATCAGCTTTTACGGCTGGCCATAGAAGTAAACCATGTCACCCGAGCAGCCCCCAACACCGCCATCGCCCAACCCGCTGGAGCATCTAGCCAAGAAGCCGGGGTTCCTTTCACGCCTCTTCGGCGGCCTGCGCGGCCAATCCTCAGACGGCGCATGGAACTACGGCATGGGCTACGGCTACGGGCGCTACGGCTACCGCGACACACCCTACACCGGGGCCTCGTGGATCCGCAAGCAGATGTCCAACTGGCTGCCGATCCGCGCCGCTGCCGACGCGGAACTCCTCAGCGACATGGGCACGCTCGTGGCCCGGTCGCGCGATCTGGACCGCAACACGGGCGTGGCGGCAGGGGCATTTCAGACCATCCTCGATAACGTAATTGGGACCGCCTTGCGTCTCTCGGCGTGGCCCGACTACCGGGCTCTGGGCAAGGATGCCGACTGGGGCGAGGAATGGGGCCGCTCCGTCGAGTCGCAATGGAAAGCCTGGGCCGATACCACGGCTATCGATGTAGCGGGCAAGCTCACCTTTACCGGCCTGACAACGCTGATGTTCCGCTCCGTGCTGCAGAACGGGGAAGGTCTGGCGCTGCCGCTTTGGATCGACCGCCCGCAAACCTCGCCCTTCAAGACCTGTTTCCAGTTGGTGGATACCGACCGCTTATCGAATCCTGCCAACATGACACCAACGCTCTGCCTGCGCGGCGGCATCGAGATGGACCTCTACGGACGCCCCACGGCTTACCACATCCGCAAGATTTCCACTTGGCCGGCCATGTTCTTTCCCGCTATCGGCGGCATCGCAGGCGAGTGGGAATGTATCCCGGCTGAAACCGACTGGGGCCGTAAGCGGGTAATTCACGTCTACACGCCGGATCGCGTGGACCAGACGCGCGGCAAGCCGCTGCTCGCTCCGGTTCTGGAACAGTTCCGCATGCTCGACAGCTACCAGCGGGCGGAACTGCAATCGGCCATCGTCAATGCGCTAGTCGCGGGAATCATCGAGACACCCCTCGATCCGTCGACCCTGGCGGAAATGGTGGGCGGCGACGCCAATGGCTATCTGGCAGCCAAGAACGAGTACCGCGTGCAGCTTGAAGGCGGCACCTTCATTCCGCTCTACCCGGGCGATAAGATGGTGCCATTCGCACCCGACCGGCCGGCTCCGCAGTTCGCCGCGTTCTCCGAATTTGTGCTCCGGCAGATCGGTCTTTCGATGGGCCTGCCCTACGAGCAGGTGATGAAGGATTACTCGAAAACGAACTATTCCAGCGCGCGGGCGGCACTCCTGGAGTCCTGGCGATACTTCACCACACGGCGCTCCTGGCTCACCACGTATTGGGCGCAGCCGGTATATGAACTCTGGTTCGAGGAAGCCGTGAACGCGGGGCTGATCGAAGCTCCCGACTTCTATGCGCAGCGGACCTTCTACACGCGCGCCAAGTGGATCGGCCCAGGCCGGGGTTGGATCGATCCGGTGAAGGAAGCCGAAGCCGCGCAAGTGCGGATGTTTACCGGCATCTCGACGCTGGAGATCGAATGCGCCGAGCAAGGCCTCGACTATAACGACGTGATCGACCAGCGGCAGATTGAAAAGAAACGCCTGCAGGAGGCCGGTCTCTGGCAGGAGCCAACCATGCCGCAGAAGTCGCCGGGATTCCCGGCACAACCAGAAGAAACGCCGCTCCGGGAGGTGGTGTAGACAATGCCCGACCAAATGCCCCTTGCGATGGAAGTTTTCAGCGACAGGCCGTGGGCCATCACGCCGGACGCGATGGAGATGATGTGCCGCGTGGCCGAGCACCCCGATTTCGAGGCCGCAGCGCGCCTCAACGCCGCCTCGATGGATACCGATATTCCCAGCTATAACGGAACCGCCGTGGTGGACATTCGCGGCACGCTGTTCCGGTATCGCTCCATCTGGACGTGGCTCCTTGGTGGCACCTCTGTCGAGGAAGCATCGGCGGGGCTCCAGTCGGCGCTCGACGATCCCCTGGTGAAATCCATCGTGCTCTCGATTAACTCGCCCGGTGGTCAGATCGACGGCATCAACGAATTGGCGAATTCCATCCGCGCGGCCAACTCCCAAAAACCCGTGACAGCCTACGTGGGCGGCCTGGGTGCTTCCGGCGCTTACTGGCTGGCGGCGGCGGCGGGAAAAATCGTGGCCGACGAAACAGCGCAACTGGGCTCTATCGGAGTACTTGCCACGGTAATCGACGCCTCCGGATCGGAACAGAAATCGGGCCTCAAGCGTTACGATGTAGTCTCGTCGCAGAGCCCGCTCAAGCGCACCGATCCGGGGACCGATGAAGGACGGGCGCAACTCCAGTCGATGGTGGATGCGATGGCGCAGGTGTTCATCGGCAAGGTGGCCCAGTTTCGCGGCACGACTCCCGAGAAGGTGGAGAGCGATTTCGGCAAGGGTGCCGTCGTTATGGCTCCCGCGGCGGTCGCGGCAGGCATGGCGGATGAGATTGGGTCGTTGCAAGGCGTGCTGCGGGGCGGCGACGGCTCCGGCGCGCCCATCCGGCAGATCCGCGACAAGCCCGGGTTGCGCGTGAAAGCCCAGGCGGATGGCCCCTTCGACGAGGAAGAGTTGGAAGAGGAGACGGATGAGGAGCAGATCAACAACGAACAGGACTGCACCCCACCTCCCGCTCTCGATACTCAATCCGAAAAGGATGGCGTCAAAGAGGACGAACAGGATGACGGCGGCGAAGAGGATGATGACGACGAGGAAGATGACGATGAAGATGATGAGGGCAGGGAAAAGGAAGCCGCATCCGGTTCCAGCCCAGAAGGAGATAGTGACGACGTGCTAACGCCAACTGAAGACCGGCAGCGGATCGCTGCAATCTTAACTAGCGAGGAAGCCAAGGGCCGGGAAGAGTTGGCCCGTGCTCTGGCCCTTGAAACCAACCACAGTCCCGAGGCCGCCAAGAAGCTGCTCCTAGCCGCTCCCGTGGCCAAGGCTACCACCGGATTCCACACCCGCATGGGCCAGATTCCGAACCCGCAGGTGGGCGTCCCGGGCGAAGAACACGACAATGCCAGTCCAGCCGCAGAGGCGCAGCGTATCCTGGCCTTCGTGCCGAAGGACCGCAAGCACGCTCACATCCAGTAACGAAAGGAGAACTGACACATGGCAACACTTCCCACGTCCCCGATCTCGAAGGCCAGCTTTACGGCCAACACTTACACTTTCGACCCGCTTCCCGCGGCGGAAACTATTTCGCAGAGTGCCCTAATCGGGGGCGCTGCTGCGCTTACCCACGGCACGGTATTATTCGGCCCGGCCATCGGTACGCCCATCACTGGCACCACGGTGCTCACGCCCGTCTTCGCCACCGGATTGGTAGCCCGCTGCATTCTGGCAGCCGACATTGACGTCACAGCCGGGAATCTCACCGGGCTGGTCTACACGCAGGGTAAGTTCCTCGATACCGCCATGACCTTCACCTCGCAAGGTGCGGCTCTCGATGTGGCGCAACTCTGGGATACCGGGATTTACGTCCTCACCGTCGAGCAGCGCTCAGGCCTGTTGGTTCCCATGACCGGACTTCCGGCGACAGGCGGCCCGCTGCCACAGGTGGCCCCCAAGGAAAGCCTGCGGGACGAGTTGCGCCGATTGGAGGCGCAAGTGGAGAAGGACCGCCAGCAAATCGAGCAACTACAGGCCGAGGAGAAAAAGCTGGAAGCCGAGTCGGCAACAGAAGCCAAGAAGGAGCATGACAAGTCCAAGGACCAGGCCAAGCCGAATCCAGCCGTTCCTAACCCCAAGCATTAAAAGCCCCGCAAGCGTGACGCGCCGATCCTCTGGCACAGGCGGCGCGTCGCATACCCTCTCGATCTCGCCCCCAGTTGAATGGAGTTCCGCCAAATGGCTGATGTCTTTAGTACGGACGTATTGACTGCCGTTCTCCAGAGCTTACTGGGCAACCCACAGTTTTTGCTGGATCGGTATTTCGGGATCACGCAAGCCGAATCAAGCGAGCAGATCCACTTTGACGTGATCCAGGGCAAGCGGCGCGTCGCGCCTTTCGTCTCGCCCCTCGTGGAAGGTCAAGTGGTCGCATCCCAGGGCTTCGTCACCAACACCTTCACCCCGGCCTACATCAAGGACAAGCGCGTGTTCGATATGAACCGGCCCTTGAAACGCATGGCCGGTGAGCAGATCGGCGGCACTATGTCGCCAGCCGACCGCGTGCGGGCGCTCATCGCCTTCGATATGCAGGATCAATTGACCATTCTGCGGCGCCGGCTGGAGGTCATGTGCGGTGAGGTGCTGGCAAGCGGCAAATCCACCATCGCGGGCGATAAGTACCCTACGCAGGTAGTAGACTTTTTACGCTCCGCCTCGCACACCTTTACGGCCAATCCATTGTGGAATTCCGGGTCGGCCAAGATCCTTGATAACTTGCAGGACTGGGCGCAAATCTGTCTGGAGGACACCGGCGTTTTCCCCAACGACGTCATCATGACGGTGGATGTGTGGAAAACCTTCCGCGCCGATGCAGGCATCACCAACGTATTGAATATCTTCCGGCGTTATACGGACCTGCCGTCGATGCAGCCCACCGCGCAAGTCACCGAAGGCGGCGTGCAGATGGGCACCATCGAAGGCTTCAACATCTTCGTCTATAGCGGCTGGTATGTCGACCCGGCGACCGGGACAGAAAAGCCGATTCTGCCCGTGGGGACCGTGCTCATGGTTTCTCCGTCTCTCGAAGGCGTGCAGGCATATGGCGCGATCCGGGACGAAGAAATCGGCCTGCAGCCCGTGCCGTACTACGTAAAGAGTTGGATTCAGTACGATCCGAGCGTGCGCTATGTGATGCTGCAATCCGCGCCTCTGATGGTTCCATTCCGGCCCAATGCCAGTTTGGCGGCCAAGGTCCAGTAACAGATTCCGCGTGCCAGCGGAATGCGCGGTGTGCGCCTCTGGATCGTACTGGGGGTTTAGGGGCGCAGGCGCAGCAAAGGCACGACACCATGGCGGCCACACCCATCAATCCGTTTATCGACTCCTACCTGCCGGGGATGTTCTGGCCTGCGCAGATTGCGACCTTCGGGCGGGCGGTGTCGTATTTGCCGCAAGGCGACATCTGGCAGTCGGTTTCGATCTCGGTGCTCTGGAAGGAAGGTGCGTCGGATGAAGAGGTCTCTCCTGGGCGCTACAGCCACATGGACATTCGGAACGCCGATCTCGCATTGCCTCCTGCGCCGGGAGACATGGTGCAGAAGGACGCAAAGCAGTATCAGGTAGTCCGCATCGCGGCTCTGGCCGTGGGCTTTTCGGTAATCGTCGTACAGGAAGCGGGGCCGGTACTCTGATGGCTACTACTCTGAACATCCAGGTTAAGAAGACGGGACGCGTGCGCGGACCGAATCTGAGCAACCCTCAGTTGCGCATCATTGGCGACAAGATGGTGGCCGAACAGAAAGCGCGCTGGAGCCGGGTGGTCAACGCCGAGGGGAACCCGGCCAAGAAGCTGAGTGTTAAGTACGCCATCATCAAGCAACAGTACACGCACAAGCGGGCCGTGCGGGACATGGTGATGACCGGCGCAACGCTGGCTAATTTCACACTGCGCAAGGCTGCCGAAGGACGCATCCGCGCGGAGAATACGACGCGTCTGGAGCGTGCCAAGGCGCTGCGCGCGAACAAGTATGACCAGATGATCGGGTTTGCTCTCACCGACGTGAAGGTGGTAACCGATGAAGCTCAGACGCAATTTGGGGACTACGTTACCAAGGCGTGGTTTCCTCTCGATGGTACGAAAGGCCGGCCGCGCCAGTGATCGGCCTCTCCCATCTCGTGAATGCCCTGGCGTCGACGCTCGGCGGAGTGCCGGAGATCGTACAGATTCTCGCGCCGGTCAATCCGGTGGTGGCTTACATCGATCTGAATCCCACGGCCAATTCCGTCGATAAGGCCATTTACCAGATGCAACCGGGGCAGGTGTTGATTGTGTACCGGGGAAGCGATCTCACCGAAAGCGAAATGAGCAAGTGGTCGCACGACATGGATATCTGCATTCGCTCGCTGCCGGGGGCGTCCGATCTCGATCTGATCGACGCCATCATGGCGGGCGTGCCGAATCCCGGCGACGGCATGGTCTGGCGGAACTGCCCGCTTCTGGATGGTCTTCTGCCCACGCAGGTGATGCGAATTTCACGGAACACCGATACCGAGGGCGTGGATTACATGCTCATCGAAACCACAACCCTTGAAACAGGAGACTGGCCGAGGCCATGACCCCAAGGAGAACTTTATGTCCACCGCCATCATAGAACCGCCCGCGTCCCGCACCCCGCCGTCCGGAGGGGCAAAAGCCGTCACGTCCTGTCCGGCCAATGTTCAGGAGACGCGCATTGCCTTCGGATATGCGCCGCAGACCGATGTCGCCACCGCCAACACCCTCCCGCAGATGTGGAGCTTAACCAAGGTGAATCCGGCGGTGTCGGTTCTGAATCCGGTCAATGAAACCAACGCTCTCGACATCGGCAAGGGCAACGAATTTCCGAGCCAGGTCTTTCCGTCCTACCAGGACGCCAGCGTGGCTCTGGAGAAGTACGCTTCCAGCGAGTTTCTGGCGTGGCTGTTCTGCTTCACCACCGGCAAAGCCACCAAAACGGGCACCGCGGCTACGGGTGTCACTTACGCAGCGGTGCCGAACGACCCGGCTGTCGATTGCATCAATCTGCCGACGTTCTCCTGGGACGAACAGATCCGCCCCAGCCCGAATTCGGTGATTGACCGGATGCTGATCGGGTGCGTGGTCGGCGATTGGACCCTCACGATGCAGTCGGGACCGGGCCGCGCTAATTGCCGCGTGAGCTGCAATCTCCCCGGCAGCGGGCACGTGCAAGTGCCAGGACTCACCCCGCTCCCGGCCATCACGCAGGAGCATTTTCTGAATGCCGCTGGCGCTACGATCACGATCAATGGCGTGGACTATGTGCTCTCGCAGTCGTTCATCTCATCGGAGTTCCGCTGGAATAATAACGTGCGCCTCGATACGGGCCTGTATCCTGGCTCGGGGACGCAGAACGGCTATGCCGTGCGCGGACGCATGGAATATGGCATCCGCGAAATGATGTTCTCCTTCGTGGCCCGCGCGCAAAAGGGCTCGACCGAGTACAACAACCTGATTAACGGCGTGGAAGGTACGGCGACGATTGGCGTGCAGGGGGCGCTGATTGCCGGGACCTTATACCATAGCTTCCAGATCCAGATGCCGCGCGTGCGCATGCAGAGCGTCGTAAATGGAGATGACAACAACATCGTCACCGTGCAGTGCGGCGTGACGCTCTTGCAGCCGACCGATGGGGTGACGCCTATTGTGACTCTGACGGCTACCTGTATACAAGATGGAATCCTGGGGCTTTAATATGTTCAACACCGACTCCACAATTACCATCGGCCTGCGCACCTCGACCGGTAAAGCGGATATTACTGTGCGCTGGCCGAACGACGAGGAATGGTCCGTGCACCGCAGGCGGCGCAAGATCATGCAGGTGCAACTCGGGCGCGGGCAGACCGAGACGCAGATCGATACGGCGGAAGCCGACGCCAAGCTCTACGACTCGATCAAGCTCAATGGCGCGCAAGCGCTCACGGCGGCAGAGGCCACGCGCATCATCGACACCCTGGCTACCTGCGATGTGATCGACGTTGAATTGGGAGCGGAGAGCGCCGACGTGACGATGAACACCCTGATGGGAGAAACCAGGCACACGGTTCGCATTCCTACCATGGACGAGGTGCGCACGTTGCAGAAGTCCACGCGCTTGATTTCGCTGCCCTATAACCGCCAGGAGATCCGCACCAGTCTCGACGCAGCCGCTACGCTCTGGGATAAGTGCGGCGGCCAGGGCGAATCGTATGAAGGTCCCGTGCCTGCCGTGCATAAGGACGCTGCCATTCGCGCCGTGATTTCGGCTATCGAACAAGAGGCGATGCCGAAGTATGACGAAACAAATTTTTAGAGGGCGGCGGCTGGCCGGAGTATCCGTCGCCGCGCTTCATCTTTCACCGGATCCTGCGGCGCAACGACCTGTGTCCCGGACCGGGCGAATGCGGCACGGTGCTGATGGCGAACCCCGATGCGAACAACGATACGCCGCGGTGCGACGAATGTCCCTCGCAGTTGCTGGACGATCACTTGCAGTCTCCAGCAGGCCAGTTGATCGCGCAAACCATCGATCTGGATTTTGCGTTGCAGGCGGGGGTCACAGTCGGGCTGGCTGAGATCCCGTACCCGGAGTTTTTATTGCTGCGCTTATTGACCGAGGAGCGAAACCGGTTCTCAACGGAGTCGATCAAGAACACGCACCATGGCCGCTAACAACATTTACATCCAGGTCGATCTCAACAGCCAGACGGCGCAGCAGAACGTCAACGCGCTGAATCAGGCCATTTCGCAGACCGGCCCCACCAGCGAGAAGGCGTCCGCGCAGGCTACGGCGGGCCTGGGGCGCGTTAACGTCGCGGTAAACCAGACCATCAGCGCTTTCGGAGGCCTCACCAATGCGCTGGCGGGCTTGGGGATCGTGCGCATGGTGGAGCAGCTTGTCCGAGTTGGTTCGGAAATGGGCCGTGCCCAGATGATGATGGCGCAGTTTGTTGACAATGCAGACGACGCTAGGAAAGTGATGGAAGGTATCCGCGAGGTTGCCTCGCAGAGCATCTTCAGCTTCAAAGACCTGCAGGAGGCGGCGCGCCAATTAGCCGGATTCAACTTCGAAGCCAAAGACATTCCGGCCACTCTCAAGATCATCACCGACCAGGTTACGGCGATGGGCGGGCAAATAGGAAACGTCGGAACGATCGTGCGCCTCTTCGGGCGCATCATGAACAAGGAATTCCTGACTGCCGAGGACCTGATGCGGGCGTTGCCAAAACAGGGCGTGCAGGTAATGGAAGCTCTGCGGCAGGCTATGACGGCCCAACTCAACAGGCCGGTTGTTACCGACGAGGTTCGCAAGTGGCTGAAAGAAGGCGTGATGTCGGGACCGGAAACGATTGCCATCATGCTCAAGGCCATGAAAGACCAGACCGGAGGCGCGGGCGCGCAGATTTCCGACCTAGCCAAAATGCTCAAGAACCTTGGAGACGCCTTCGACGTGTTGCGCCAAAAAATAATGAGCGACGAGGGGTTTGGCAGAGCGTTCTCGAAGCTGGGCGAAGAGGTGATGGGCGTCTTAAAGATCCTGGCGGCATTCGCGCAGTGGCTCATGGATCTGCCCGAGCCGGTTAAGGAAGTGATTGTGAATGTTGTCGCGTTAAGCGTGGCATTCGGGGCGTTCAATCTGGTCATGAAAATTGTGCCGGGTGTGGTGGGACCTGCCGTTGCGGTTCTGAGATCGCTTGCCGGGGTACTGGCACTCATGAGCCCGGAGGCTCTGGCTGTGGCGGCGGGTGTCGCGGGCATCGGTGTCATTCTCGCGGATCGCTTTCCCGAACAGGCCAAAAAGCTCAAGGACTCAGCGGTGGGTTGGGGTAAAACCGTGTGGGAGACGATGCAGAGCACGATTTCCACCCTGGCCGAGAAAAGCGGCCTGCTACCCAAGGGCGCCAAGGTTCCCGATCTGACCATGGGAACTGGCAAGCCCGGCCAAGAGAACTTGAAAGACAAACTGGACGATGTGCAGGCCCAAGTCGACGAATGGAGCCTCGCGGCTAGTAAGACCCTCCTGCTGGCTCTCAGTTCTCCGGTTGAAGCCGTGGCTTTCAAATACAAGGAACTCTTCGAGAAGCTCGACAAGCTGATGCACGACAAGCTCATCACTGGAGCGGCCGCGCAACGCCTCAGCGATCAGCTCACCGCAGCGCAAAAGATTGAAATGGACTCCAAGGTGATCGAGAAAGAAAGGCAGCGGATCACCGACCTTGCCAAGCAGAACCAGGAGCGGATTAAGGGCTCCTACGACGCGCAGATTCTTTATATCGAAGCCGCCGACGAACAGGACTTGCGCAAGAAGATAGCGAATCTCGCGCGCATCACGGAGTTGCGTATCAAATCCAACGAGGAAGTGGCGGCGCAGCAAAAGGGCGAATTGCAGGTGGTTCTCGACGAGGAAGTCGCGATGATTAACGCGCACCGCGCGGACTTCGCGAAGCAGGGATACACATCCGGCGAAGTGGACGCGTTGATTCAGGCCCGTAAGGATGAAGTAATCCGAAAACAGAAGGGGATCGACATCAAGGCGGTTGATGAGACGCAGAAGTACCGGATTGAGGGCTGGAAGAAAGCCAACGACATCATCATCGAAGACCAGAAGCGGATCTATGAAGCCTTCAAGGGTGAGTTCGATGAAATCTTTGATGCCTTCACGCAGAAGGGCAAGACCATCGGGCAGGCCATGGGCGACGTATTCAAGAAGTTGTTTCTCGGGGAAGCCAAACAGCTTTTCAGTTCGACCCTAGCGCAGTCGGCTACGGAACTGGCGGGATACGGAAGACCCGAGGTGCAATACTCGCGCGGCGGCGGAATCATTAGCGCGCTCTTTCAAAAGGGAATGACACCACGGCCACCCGGCGCGCCTCCGGCGAGCTTCATTCCGGAAGGGCTGGGCCTTAGCGACTTCAAACCGGCTTACGAAACAACGGAAGCAGCCAAGATGGTGCAGCCGGCCAATCTTTTCATCGTGGGCGTGGATGCGTTCAACAAGGCCACGCAGGATTTCCTGTTGGCCGTCCAGCAGTTCGCGGCGGCGGGCGGTGCGGGGGAAGGCGGCGGCTTGGCGGCCATGGGCATCCCTGCGCCGTCACTGGCAACGGGTTGGGGCATGGCGGGCGGCGGGGGTGGGCGGTATGGCAGCATCATTCAGCAGGCCAGTGCCGCCAGCGGCGTTTCACCGCAGATTATTCGAGCAGTCATCAGCGGGGAGTCGGCAGGGGATCCCATAGCGCGATCCCTGAAAGGCGCGAGGGGCCTCATGCAATTGATGCCCGGGACGGCGAGCGACATGGGCGTTACCGATGTAACCGACCCGCTCCAGAACGTGACGGGCGGTGCGCGCTATCTCGGCCAGCTCATGAAGCGCTACCCGGGAGATCTGTCGGCCGCGCTGGCCGCATACAACATGGGGCCAGCCGCTTATGATCGCGCGGTTCGCAGGGGAACTCCGCTGCCTCGCGAAACGCAAGCCTACGTACCGCGCGTCATGCAGGCGCTTAAGCAGTTGGGCGGCGCGGATGTCGCCGTCCAGGTTGCGACAGGAGGAGCGCCCGCTTTCAGCATGGATCAGTTCGCCGGTCTGCCTACTAGGCTCAGTGCGGTTTCCGCCCCGGAGATAGCCCTGCCAGAACTCGCTGGTATGGGTGGCGGTGGGATGGCTCCTGGGGTGCCCGCGGGCGTCTCCGGTGCCGGAGCCCTGTTCGGTGGCGCGGCGGTCCCCTTTGGCCTCGGAGCGATCAGTATGGGGGCTCTGACGGTCGGAGCGATGCAGCAGCCCGATTACAACACGAAAACACAGTCCGAGATGGCGAAGGTTGCCGGTGCCGCTCTCGGGGGTGCTGGCGGTGGCGGAAGTGGACTTGGCGGCATCCTCGGGAAACCAGGAGCGGGTGCCAAAGGAGGCGGGATTGCAGGCTTCGATTTAAGCAAATTGAAAGACCAGTTCGGCATCGGCACTACTTCGACAGGCGGCACAACCTTTGGCAGTGTGGTGACTTCCCCAGGGGTCGCCAATCTTTCGGCTATCGCCGGGGGAATGCTGATAAGCGGCGGATTGAAGAAACACTCCGCCGTGATGACAACGGCGGGCGGCGCGCTGATGGGTCCGCAACTCGCGCAGATGTTTCCGGGCCTCGGGTTCACGGGCGGCATCCTCACGGGCGCGGGACTGGGCCTCGTAGGCGCGGGGCTCCAGAAGGGCGGCGTCGGTGGAATGCTTATGGATATCGGCGGCGGGGCTCTTGCCGGAGCGACGATTGGTGGAGCGTACTTCGGTCCTGCTGGCGCGTTGATCGGCGGGGCTATCGGCGCAGCGGCGGGAGCCGTGGCGGGTACAGTGCGTCTCTTCATCAAGACCGAACAGGAGAAGATCCGCGCTCAGATCAAACAGGTGTACGGCGTCGATATCTCGAACCGCCAGATACTCACGCAGATCCAGCAGATCGTCGACCAGAAATACGGCGGCAATGTCCAGGTGGGCATTCACGGGCAGGACATCCAGGATCTCGTGCGGCTGTATGCCCTTTCGAGCGGGCAGGCGGCCAACCTTCCGCGGCCGATGTACAACGCCACCATCGCGCAATCGACACAGGGGGTTCAATTGCAGCCCACCTATAACGGCGGCGTGCAGGTACAGAACCCCTACACCGGGACGACCAGCTACCAATACGCACACGCCGCCATCACGGCGCAGGGCGCGAATCCCTCGCCAGGGTCCGGGCTCGGCGTGCCGGGCGCTGCCGGGCTCATCAACAACCAATTCCAGCAATTGACGCTGCAGACCATTCAGGGAAACCCGTCGGCGATTGCCATGGCGTCGGCCTCGGCGGCCACGGCAGGCGACAGCCGATTGACCACGGCAGCCGCGATGCAGGAGCCGCTCACGGCCTTGAGCTAATGAGAGATGCCCAATAACATCACCACTCCCACACCCACCGTTGTGATGCCGGTAAACCTCTCGCGGGCCTTCCACGAGGAATTGCACTTAGAGGCCGATCTGAACATGTATCCGGACGGATCGAGCGACCGCAACGCGCTGGCGCTGAACAACCGCCGCTACTTCACCATGCAGCAAACCCTACTGCCGGATGCTTTTCAGTCTCTCCAGACCTTCTACAATTCCAACCTCGGCCATGCGTTTTACTTTTACAATCCGCGCGAAACCGTGCCGCCTTTCACCGCCGATCCCACTGGAGCGAATACCGTCGGGCGTTACACCGTGACTTTCGATGGTAGCTGGAGCGTGACCTACGGCAACGAGCGGATGCAGGTTTTAGCAGGAGTATTCAAGGGCAACTCCGCTACAGTGAGCCTCGGGCTGCGGGAGATCCTATGAGCGGCCTGGTCGCCTTTCCGCCTCCGGTGCCGGATGTCCGCGATTCGCTCGGGCCGGTGCCCATCCCGACGCCTCCGGTGATCGCGGCATTCCCGCTCCAAGCCGATTGGGGCGCAGGGCTCGACTATACGCCGCCGCTGGTCGTGCATACCTTCGGTCAAGCCGGCCTGAAGGTCGAGCAGCGCTTTCTCATGGCTCCGAACGGACCGCGCCACTTTCGCTTTTTTAAGAACCATCTGTCCTGCACGGAGTACGACAAGCTGAAATCCCACTGGGAACAGGCGCAGGGCGTCTATGCGCAATTCCCTCTGACGATGTACGAGCCCACGGGCAATGCGACTTACAATGTTCGCTATGAAAACCCCACGCTGGCCTTCGATCACATGGTGGCGCTGCTCACGCAGGGGCCAGGGGTTACGTTCCTGGAGATCCCCGCGACCACGCCAGATTTACACTCGCGGGCGCATCTGGTCCGCTTCCCGGATGCGCAGCTGACCGCAGCGCTTGCCAACGAATTCCAGCAGATCATCCCGCTGGTGACGATCACGCCGCGCGGCGCGTCGGCGATCTATATCTCGAATCAGCGGGTCAGCGTCGACAGCACGGTGTACCTGCCGCGAATGCTCGACTGGAGCGGGATCTCACAGACGCTCGGAGAAAGCTCCGACGCAGGCAGCTTCAATCTGGGCAACGCCGATGGCGTGTGGACCTCGCTAGTCAATCAGGTAAATCTCTACGCTGCCGAAGTCCAATTGACCTTGTTCCATGTCACTGATGTTTCGCTGCTTGACGTCTGGAACGGCTATCTTACGAACTGGCAGTTCGATACCAGCGGCAAATTCCAGATCAACGTCACTGATGGGATTTTCCAATTGACGCTGCCCTACCCTTCACGGAAGATACTACGCCAGTGCTGGAAGGTCTACAAGGGGCGCTTCTGTCCGTCGACAAGCGCCCTCACTACCTGCCCCAAGGACTACGATTCCTGTGTGACCCGCGGGGTGCCCGATTCCTTCGGAGGTGTGGTATTTCCGCCGCAGTCTGTACGTATCAAAGACTCGACTACGGGTGTGTTCGGCTTTGGCAGATCGAGCTTTACGAGCGTCAGTGTGGTCGACGACACGATATATCAGCGTCCGCTGCAAGAAGTTTTCACCGATGAGCAAATGCTGGTGACTTGTGACGTAGCCGAAGGCCGCGACGAGAACAGTTTTTACGCCGCATTGGGCGTGGTGGGCGAGGGTCCGATAGGCAGCTACGACGCAAACCTCATCAATTCGACTCTCGACGGACAGCCCCCGCACGATCCGCTCAGGGGCGGCGGATGGCGCGCGACTTCCGGTACAGACCCTTGCGGGCAGTACGACTTTGTGGGGATCACCCAAGCGCCCTGGTCGAATCCCGATGGCACGCCGTTCATTCCGCCAGGATCCACCTTTGCGGGCGGTATCGCCCTAGCCGAGATTCGGCGCACGGATGCGGCCGGTCTGCAGCTTTCGGCGGTATCCGATCACGCCATGACCGTTTCGATCACCTCCGGTCTGGGCGGGTGGATCTGGACCGGGCCCGGCGCGCGCAGTTGGATGCCCGCGCTGCATAACACCATCTGGGTGGCTGTGAATGTATTCCTGCGCGGCATCGGCCTGCGCGTCGATCCATCCAACCAGGACCAGATCCCGGCGTATCAAATGGAGGAGTATTTCGATCTCAACCAATGCATCGAGATGGCTGCGATCTGCGACACTTCAGTGCCGAAGCTCATCGGCAGCGGTAACGAGTTGCAGTTTCCGTTCCGGGGCATTCTGAAAGAGCAGAAGCCTTTACGTGACTGGTTGCGCGAAATCCTCAACTGTTGTTCGGGAAACTTCATTTTCTCGAACGGGAAGTTCTGGCCCTTCATCCGGGTCAATTCCAGCGTGTTGGCGGGTAACGCTTTCACGGAAGCAACGATCCTTTTCCGCAGCCTGTCCGTAGGACCCCTGCAGCCCGCTTTCAATTGGCTGGTGGGTAACTTCGGCGATGAGGAGTTTGGTTGGCAGCTCAACAATTGCACTATCTATGACATCGATCACGCTTCGACTCTGGGCACGCCGGAATCGCCGCAATACCTGGTGCAGACCATGAACTTCGCGGGCGTCTCGAATCTGAGTCAATGCGCGCGTCTCTTAACAGCACGCCTGCGGGAAGAGATCGGCGGGCTCGCGGCTGGCAGCGGACCGCACGGCACGGAACCCATCCCGCCTAACGGTCCCGGCATCAATGAGCAGATGATTGCCCGTAACTTCCAGTTCCGCACCACTGTCCTGGCGCTCGGAACCCAACTGGGCGACATCGTTTCGCTCACCCATTCGACGTTTCCCTACAGTGGCGGCTACGCCGAAGGCCGCGTGAGCCGGTGGGCATTGAATCCGGATTTCTCGATTGACATCCAGTGCAGCGCGACCACCGACGACATGTACGATCTGACTGTCGGTCCGAAGCCTCAAGATGTGGCCCCACCCGCCGCGCCGCCCGAACTACTCCAGCCGCCGATTGGTCTGGCATGGCTGCCCGATATGGAAGCGCCGGTATCGGGCGATCCGATCTATGCGGCGTGGGAGCGAACATTTAAGCTCTGGCAGGACTACGACATCGGAGCGCAGGGCAATTGGGTTCCGACGATTTGGGTCCAGGGCTACATGACGGTGAACCAGTTCGGTTATCCGACGCAGCCGCGCATTCTCGATATCGAGCTGTCCTCCGGAGGGAATCTCGACGGGCCACAGACCGTGTACGCGGCGCTTACGCAGCGGGACAATACCGGCGCGCCCTCGACTCCCTCCAACCTCGCGGCAGTCTGGATTCCGCAGGGCCTCACCGGCCAGCAGGTCACACTTACCGTCGCGCCGTCGACCGACCCCAAGTTGATCGGCTACGATGTGTGGGCGGCCAACGATCGCAGGCAGATCGCCTTTCAATTCAACGGTACGGGAACGCCGCCTGCAGGCATCGCGATTCCGGGGCCGATTCAGAACTGGACGCAAGGTTTGCCGGAAGGCTCGGCCTGGGGCGTCCAGATCCAAGCCAAAACCATTTTGCACGCCGGTACCGTGGGTGTTCTCGTATCGAATGTGACCGCGCCGAACCTGATTCAATCGGACGACTTCATCGGAGCCACAGACAACTGGGTGGGCCAGTTTCTCTTCGTTTGCAGCAACGTGGCCGGTGAGGTGCCACTGTGGAATTTCAAGATTACAGCCTTCGACGCGCCAACTGGCACGATGACGGTTACACCGGATTGCGTGACTGGCGATCCTCAGACTTCAGTTGGCATCGGGGATGTCCTGATCGTGTGGGCGCAGCCGACCTCAGCGGATGCCAACTCGATCACCAATGCGATGTGGGATAACAGTGTGACCCGGAACCAGTTCCCCGGTTCGGCTGGTATGCAACCCGGCAAGGAGGTGGGCTACCTCATTCGCATCTTGCGCGGCACCGGGGCAGGGCAATGGCGCAACATCACGGACAACAACGAATTGACCCATCAGATTGCGCCTCCGTGGGATGTAATCCCGGATGCGACGTCGCTCTATATCGTCGAAGCGGCCGACTGGCTCGATCCCAGTCAAACCTCGCAGATGGCCGCGCCGACGAATAACATCCTGGTGCAGCTCCACACGCAGGTTCCGAACCTCTCCGATGAAGTGGTCCTGGTAGGCGGCTATCTGGTGGATACGAACGGCAATAAAACCGACGATGGCTTTGCCTGCTACCGCATGATTTACATCTTCGGACAGCCGCCGAATGTGCGGACTCTGGGGCCGGGAGCGGGACCGTTTGACATCAAGATCAGCGACGAGGTTATCCGCGTGGACACCTCGGCCAACGATGTGGCAGTGAATCTCCTTCCCCTGGCAGACTACCAGGGGCGCGGCTTGTTGGTCTTCAACATCGGCCCCAACAACGCAGTGATCGCGGCCAATGGAGCGGATGTGTTTCCGGACGGCACGCAACAATATGTCATCTCGACGGCGGGCGGCACGGCGCGCATCACGGCAGGAGGCATCTACACCACATGAGCCTGTTCGGACCCCGCACCACTCGAAGGCCCCAAGCGCCCCGGCCCACGGCTCCGGGAGCGCGCGCGGGTGCTTCCGTAAGCTCCTGGATTGTCGAAGCACCAGTAGCCGGTGCAGGTGGCGGAGGTGTGGGCGGCGCGCCTGCGGTTACGATCTCCGGCGCGAAGGTGATCCCGCGCGAAACAGATCTGGGAGAGGTCGACGTTACTTATGCCGCGGATGCCACGGCCACGGCCAATAATTATGCGGGTGCGGCGGTCTTTATCGAAGATCCCGATATCAGTTCCGGCACGGAGGCTCCGCTGGACGGCAGTATGCCGCTCGACGGATCGGCGCAAGTCTCGGGCCAATGGAATCCCCTCCGGGACCAGGACACGCATAAATCTCCTGTGGCGGTTCTCATTCCGGAGGGCGACGTAGACCGCAGTATCCGCATTTACCTCGCGGCTTTTGGTCCGAATAGCAGTCCTCAGCTCGTGCGGGCCAATGATACAACGCATACGCCGACGCCTTCCATCGTCGTCACCATTCCAGCCGTATCGAGCACTTACGTGAGCGGCATGGAGGTGGCGTGGCTGGTGACGAATCAGGGCGTGAAAGTCAACACGGAATACAATCTTGCGCCGCCGCTCTATACGCTCACCTTCAGCTACACGCCGCCCACACCGGAACAGGAAGCGCACCGGCCGCCAGGGCTTTCCCCGTTCGGTGGCGTAGCCATCTGGTACAAGTACTTCGACGATGGCCGTCTGATTCAGGCGATGCAGCATCCTTACGTCGCAACCTCGCCGCAGGTGGGGGATGTCGAGAGTTGGAAATCGACCGAGTATCAGGCGTCGAAAGGCAGCTTCCGCGTCTACTTCGTGAGTACGGATGTCGGCGGCAACCAGAACAGCATCGTGGATGGGATCACACCTTCCGTTGATGTAACTATCGATCCAACGACGCCAGTCCCAAAGGTCACCTCTCTGCGGATCGTTCCGGGATCCGCCAGCGTGCAGTACCTTCTGGATGGATCTTTTGTCGATATCGCAACCTTTGCGTGGTCGCTCCCAACGACCGGATTAGCCCGCTATGCCGGGTTGTTTCTTTACCGCGTGGCGACCAATGGAACCGCTCCGGTGCCCGCGCAGATCTGGTCGCAAACCAGCTCTACCGACATGCAGGCCACGGTGGAAGTCTCGAATGTTCCGAGCGCTCCGGAAACATGGACCATTGCGGCAATTGCAGTGGATTTCAACGGCCAGCTTGAAGACGATCCGAGCACCTATGGCAACAATCCTGGCTGGACTTCGCCGGTTGTGGCCTGGACGGTTGGGCCTCCGGGGATAGGGGTTACGGGCGGCGGCCTCGAATTTGCGCCTGCCGTGACCGTGAATGCAGGAGCCACGGTCGTGCCGGCCGAGAGCACCTCCAGCGATGGCGTGCGCATGGTGACCTTCGCCATCAACGGCACGAATGGCGCATGGACGAATCCTACCGACAATCGGTTCGGTGGTGTTTGGGTGGCGCTGGTCGTCAACGGCGACATCTCCCATGCGATTTACTGGCAGGTTCCGCAGGGAGCGAATCACTTCACCACGCCTGCCATTGCCGCGCCGGGGTCATTCGGCAACAGCATCCCACTCGCTTTCTATCTCCTCAGCCGCGATCCGCAGGGACACCGTAACACCCTGGTCGTTACGGTCACGCCAGCGATCCTGCTTTCCTATACGCCGACCGAAGGCGTGATCATCCCCAGCCGGAACCCGCTCACGCCGCAATGGTTCTCCAGCGAGTTCTTCTGGTTGAACAACGATCTGACGGTAAACGCTATTGGCGCGGGGAAAATCCAGGTCGGCTCGCTCCTGCAAGTAGGCGGGAAGAACAGCTTTTCGACTACTTCGCAGAACGGGCAGATTGGCGTTTACGACAGCAATAGCAAGATGGTGGGATGGATCGGTGTAGCGCAGGTAAGCGGCGGACAGCAACCGCAAAACACCGTGGGCGCGAACAATTACGGCGGAGCGTGGTTCGGCCAGCTTTGGATAGGTGGCGACTCGCCCGCGCACGCGCCTCTGTGGATCGATCAGAATGGCGTCGTGATGGTCGGCGGGATCGCGGCGCAGGCCGGTGCGCCCTATCCGTACATTTCCGTGCGCGATGCCTATGGCATCGAACGAGGTCGGATGGGAGCGCAGCTTACGAATCCGCCCGCTCCCGGAGACAGTAGCGGGTCGCCTGCTCCTCCTGGAGTAACTGCGGGAGCCTGGTTTACGCAGCTCGCGGCGGGCGGCTCCAGTGCCTCTGGCTGGCAAATGCTGATAGACGGTTCGCAAACTCCGGGAAAGTTCTACATTCGCGACACGGATAATTTTTCCATCAACTTCACGGCGAACCCCAATGACGGCCTGCACAATCCTCCCTGGAATCCGGCCTACACGATCCTGATGGGCAAGAGCGTCTGGAGCGGCGTTGGATCGACTAACAATTCATGGCAGTTTCCGGGCATTCAGATTTACGAGGCCAGCGGCTCACCGCCGCAACAGATATTTGGGTCGATCCTTACGAACCGTGGCTTAGTGTTGCGAGGAAGGCCCGAACAGAACAACGGGGTCATCGTGGCTCTCGCGATGACCAACGGTGATACGAATGGCAGCGATTTCCCTTCGCAGTTTTGGGGTCAGTTGGCGCTGCACAGCCCCGTCAATCCCTCAGTAATTACGGTGGATATCGCTTCCGGTCATCTTACAAATGGCGTTGTCTACGGAGACTCGCATCTCTTTCTGTCCAACAGTGGCGGGAACTATACCTTTACTGCCGATGAGAACGGGCAGATTCACTTTAGGGACAGTCTTTGGTTGGGATGGGGCCCCGGGAAACAACTCATCGACAGCAACGGGAATTGGGTCGGAGGGATCAGCGGCGGCCTCGTCACTTCGATTACCGCGTCGGGACCGGGGATCGCGGCAAATCCCACCACGGGTGCGGTGCTCATCTTCAATAATGGAGTAACATCCCTTTCCGGTGGAACCGGTATATCAGTATCAAGCTCGGCGGGTGCCGTCACCGTTTTTCTCAATTTCAGCGCCTCAGTGAGCTTTGCCGGATACAGTGGCGGCTTATTCAGTGGGTCGGGCGTGCAAACTGGTGGTGAGGTTCGGGGAGGGGCTCTGACCACCGCCGGTCAAATCACCGGCGAGGCCCTGGCGATCAACCCTTCCGGCACGACAGATGCGTTTACGGTCAGCGGCAGGAAGTGCTGCGATTATAACGGTACGTGGTCGGGGAACGGCGTGCAGGCCAACGCGGTGGTACTGGCCAGCCAGTTCGGGATCTTCGGAGTCGCGTATGGCATCTCGACGACGTTCAGAACAGGCGACAACAGGACAGTGACCGTCAACGGCGGGGTAATTACAAGTATTGCGTAAAGGAGCAAAGCATCATGGAAAAGACGATTCAGTTAGATCAGCGGGAGATACAGAACGCGCAGAGTATCGACCAGGAATTGACGCAGGCATGGGCGCAGGTCGGCATGTTCTCCGAACAGCTTGACCAAGCCCGCAAGGGGCGCGACCAGGCCGTTGAGAAGCAGCGCGGCTTAATCCGGCAGGCACTGGTGGCGCGCGGCATCGAACGCTTCGACAACGCGCGCCCAGGGGCGCAGATGGGGACCATCGTGGTGGTGGTTCCGGATGACGTTCCTACGCTGGTCGCCAAACCAAACGGCTTACCGCAAATCGAGTTACCGGAATCTTCAAACTGAAACCTGACAGGAGAGCATCGCCATGGCTTGGTTGAGTAACAACAGTTTTTCAGCCACCGACAAGCTGCATGCCGTCGACATGAATAACGTGGCGAACGACATCCGCAATTGGGGCGGGGATGTCAATGGCGGTGGCTTCGCCCTCAATAACTGCACCATCCCAGGCGTCTTCACAGACCCCACCACGTCGGTGGGCGATCTAATTGTCCACGGGCCTACTCCTGGCACCTTAGGCTCTCTGCAACGCTTGCCGATAGTAGTGGGCGATGGCCTTGCCTTGGTCATCGATCACACCCAAACGTTAGGCGTCAAGTGGGGGGTCGCGGCCCAGGGAATGCTCGATCCGACGACGACCAAGGGCGACTTGATCGCAAAGCCCTCGGGCGCGCCACCCACCAGATTCCCCATCGGGGCCGATTCGCATATCCTCATCTGCGATTCGAGTCAGGCCACCGGGCTCCGTTGGGGCACCATCACCGGGTTCGCGGCTCCCGGTAACGACAAACAGGTGATGGTAAATACCGCAGGGGTTCCCGGCGCTTCGGCCAATCTCGTCTTCGATTACAGCAAGGGGCATTTGCTGGTAGGCGGCGGAGCGGATGACGGCTCGGCGGCAGTGGTGCAGGTCAGCGGCATTGTGCATGCCACTATGCGCGTGCGCTCGGATCAGTTTGTGAGTTCCAAAGCGTGGGCGGCATCCAGTTCGTTGAATATCCCGGATGCCGGTTACGGCGCTTTGGGCTATCAAGGAGGTTCGCTCTACTGGTACTGGAATGGTTCGGCTTACGGCGCGGTCGATCTGTCCAGGTTGGCGAACGTCCTGGCCGACCCCACGACGACGTTAGGGGATCTGATCGTGCGGGGCTCCGCCGCTATCGCGCGCTTCGGGGTGGGTCCGGACAGCTATCTACTGGTAGCGGATTCGACGCAGCCTCTCGGTTTGCGCTGGCAACCGCCGCCAGCTATCGGCGTCACCAGCGCCTTTGGCCGCACGGGGGCGGTCATCGCGCAAGCGGGAGACTACACCGTGTCGATGGTAACGAACGCGGTCGATGCCACGCAGTCGTATGCGAATCCGGCCTGGATTACGAGTCTGCCCTGGTCGAAGATCACCGCCGCTCCAACGTTTCTCATAGACCCAACTACAGCCAAGGGCGATCTCATTACGCGCACCACTTCGGGAAACACCCGCATCGTGATCGGTTCCGATGGTCAGTTACTCACTGCCGATTCCACGCAGGCCACGGGAATGAAATGGGCCTCACCCTCGACTACTTACGTGACCACTATTTCGCCAGGTGCTCTAAGTGGCGCGGTGACCTTTACGGCAGGTTCGAATGTCACGATGACCCAGATCGGCCAGCAGATCCAAATCGCTGTACCGAACATCAACAGCAGCACGGGCATGTCCGATCCCACTACCTCCCAGGGCGATCTGATCGTGCATGGTTTAACGACCGGCACCACGCGTATGCCCATCGGCACCGTCAACGGGCAAATACTCACCGTCGACACCACCCAAGACCTCGGCGTGAAGTGGGCCGCTCCTGCCGCGTTCGTAGGTGTTACTTCCCTTTCGCCGGGCGCACTAGTAGGCGCAGTGACGCTGCTGGGCGGGAGCAACGTCCTCATCAGCCAATCCGCACAGAACATCACTATCGGCGTGCCGAACGTAATGGTCGACCCTATGACGACCAAGGGCGATCTGGTCGTTCATGGAACATCCACCACGCGCCTCTCAGTGGGTGGTGATGGGCAAGTGCTCACAGCCGACAGTACGCAGACTCTCGGTGTGAAGTGGGCCGCGGCGGCTGCGGGAACGGCAGCGGGCGCGGATCAGCAGATCCAGGTCAATAAGGCCGGGGTGATGGGAGCATCGCCCAACCTGCTGTTCGATTACAACCTCGGGCTTTTGACTCTGACGAGTCCCGCGAACACCAGTATGTACATCTCGCAGCAGTTATATACGGGCGCTCAACCGAGTGCGGGATGTGTTTGGGATGCCCGCGTCGCTCGCGGCACCTCCGCTGCGCCGACCGCATTGCAAGCCGGTGACAGGCTGTTGGATATTCGCGGCTGGGGCTACGACGGAGCGGTGGACCGCTACGTCGCAGAGATCGTCATGTTCGCGGAAAGTAGCTTCACGAGCGGGGTGGCATACGGCAATATCGTGTTCTCCACGGATAACGGCGCGGCAGTCGTCACCGAGCGGATGCGCATCAGCGCGGCCGGTTTGGTGGGGATTGGAACGTCATCTCCCACGGAAGCCCTGGATGTGAATGGCCACCTACGGCTGCGTTACGTGACGGGGATGGGCGCGGGAAGCTGGCTGGATAATTCGACAGCCGCCGAGCAGTGTTTCGTTGGGTTGAACGCAGCCACTAACATGTGGCGGGTATATTCAGCGCTGGCCGGTATGGGCTATAACCCCTTAACTGTGAATCTCGCCACCGGGGTTGGCGCTGTATTGATCCAGGGAGATGCAAACGCCTTGACTGGCAGCTTGGGTCTGGCGCAGCTTACCCTTACTGGCAGTCCTACGACTGGAAATAACCACAAGTCTCTGTGGCTCGGGTTCGATACCACGAATAATGTCGGTGTCATACAGGCCGGGATTTCGGGCACGGGTTGGAATAGCTTATGTTTTAATCCGTCGGGTGGCAACGTGGGAATCGGGATCACGAACCCTAGCGTTACTCTGCATGTGGAGGGTCCTGTCTGGCATCAAAGTTCGATGGTCCAGTTCTCGACATCGCCGAAGGCGACTTCGGGTTCCCTGGGTTTGTACGAGATCACTTCCAGCGATGCCTCCACCCCCCTGCAAGGTGCCTTCCAGTTGTTTGGCGATGCTACCACCGTTACCAATCGCCGCTTGGCGATCACATGCAATGAGTACAACGTTTCATGGCGTAATGTCACGCTATGCGAACAGGGCGGCTTCGTCGGCATCGCGAAAACGGCTCCAGTGGTGGCTCTCGATGTGGTTGGAGCAATCAACTCTACCGGCAATATAACCGCAGGGCTCACAGCGGGAAATAATGCCCTTGTCGTAAACGGGCCAAGTAAAGTAACTGCGTCGGGAAGCGCGGTTGTTCAACTGGTTAGTTCCGGTGATGGAGCGAATTATCTGGTTGGGCAAATCATCCTCTACACCGACCCCACAGCAACGAACAGAAGATTGGGACTATTCGCGACGGAAGCAGGGAGCGGAGCGCGGAATGTCACGATTTGTGAGAGCGGCGGCAATGTCGGCATCGGTACGTCGACGCCTGCAGCGGTACTTGATGTGGCTGGTTTGTCTCGCATTGTGGCGGGTAGTGCAGCTCGCCCGGCGACTGGTCAAGGCGTAGAAATTGTTGGTGGTGCGGCCGGGTATCTGTGGAGTTACGATCGGGGCGCGAGTGCGTACTTGGCACTTCACATCGAGGGTTTGCCGTTGACTCTCAACGCGACTAGTAGCGGCAACGTGGGCATCGGCACGGGATCGCCCTCCGCGCAGCTTCACGTTGAGGGCGCGGGCACTACGAATACAAATTACACTCCCGGCAATGCTACCGGAGGAACGTTGTATCTGCAGGATACGGGCGGAGGCGTCAATAACGGCGGCCAGCTCCTGTTCGGTTCGAGTTTCGGACCTCACTGCGGCATTAAGGCCGCCGTACAAAGCGGCTCCGGACCAGGCGGTGACATGGTATTCATGACCGCGGTTAACGGCGGCGCGGGCGTTGCCCAGGAGAGAGGCCGGGTTACGAATGGTGGGATTTGGGTTTTCGGCGTGCCAGTGGCTCCGTACAACGTGACCGGCACCGGAAAAATCTATCATCAGGGGAATACGGTGCGGCTTTGGGACGGTCCTCGTACGCCCGCTTCATCCTCCGAAGCAACTTACGCCGGTGAACTTTTCTTCGATCAGAACTATCTCTACATCGCCATCGCCAACAATCAGATCAGGCGCATCGCGCTCTCAGCTTTCTAAATCAGGGAGAATCGAACGAATGACTTACAACGAATCCGCGGCCCTCATGAGCGATCCCGAGTTCCGCAGCCGCGTGAAAGTGGCTGCGCTCGAAATCGCCAACTACTATATAACCGAACCCCCGGATACGCAGGCGCACAACTCACGTTATAAGTGGGCGCAGCTTTGCTATCAGAGCCCGGATGCGGTGGCCGGCCAGTTGCAGCATCCGGTCGTCATGGACGATCAGGTGCAGACCGATGGAACAGCCATCACGGATCCCGCTCTGCACGATGCCGTGGAACGCGTGGTGAATAAAGTGATCTAGGGTTGCCCTTCACCCCGAATGAGGGCCGGTTTTACCGGCCGTCTTTCAGTAACTTGGCCACGCTGACGCCCAGGGCGCTGGCGATGCGTTCCAGGGAAACCAGTGCGATGGACTTGCGAAGGCCGTTCTCGATCCGGTACATGGTGGTTTTGTCCAACCCCGCCAATTCCGCCAGATCCTCCTGCCTGATTTTTTTCTGCTTTCTGATGCGGCGGATATTGGCGCCTACGATTTGGGTGAGAGTGGGCAAGCGTTCCAGCCTTAGATTCTGGGCATGGAGACCGCATGAAAGCACCCTGCATGGATGCATAGTACCGCGCGTTACGGTTTAACGACAGTCATCATTATCGCTGTGTCTCTCGCCACGGAGTGGCGACACCGGACAGTGGACCGCCCAAAATATTTTTGGGTCCTTTTATCCCGTTCTAAAGACACACATCGCGCACGCCGGAAAGTATTATCGAAAACCCTGTCTATCAACTCAACTATGCGCTTTTATTGGGGTTCCGATTTCGAGTGATTTAAGGTCGCTGCTATCGTCTACATTGATCCGCTGTTACATTGTAAGTAATTCTATATATGAGGCAGTGAATAAACACCTGACCAACGATATTCTGCCTCTTGACGCGCTTTGGGAATGGGCATATAAACGGAAGCATGAAATCGTGAGCGGACAAAAACGATTTCGCAATCGACAGTTTCCAGAACTTCTAAAGCGTGAATGCACGCGCCCGTAGGGGATGACGGTCGCAGCGGGAAAGGCTTGTTTTATGTTGGACCGTATTCGCCTGGGTATTATCGTTTCGCGTGAAGCGCACCAGAAGCTAAAAACTTATTGTGCCGTTCGCGCCGAAGCGGAGTTCGGGTATTGTTCTTTTAGCCGCGTGATCAACGAGTTGCTGATGCGGAATTTGCCTTCGCCGCATCTGGACAGCGTGCCGATCGTCTCGGATGCGCCAGCAAAGAGACGGCGCGCCGGTTAGATTCGCGCGAAACAATCAAAGGTAGATCTTGAGATGATGACGCCCCTACCGGGCGCGGGACTGACTGCGCTTGCGTGCCCGCGCGTGCACTTATGCGATTGCTGCCACAACCAGCCAGGGCGGCAGTTCGTGGATGTCTACTGGCTATGCGACGTCTGCGCGCCGCTCTATGTCAAGGCGCTGGAGGCAGAAAGGGACTGAGGCAGAGTATGTTGAACGAAGCGTTGAGGAAGTTGGCCATCGGCGGCTCTGAGATCGGGGCCGTCCTGGGCGTCGATCCGGACACTGATGCGTTTGCCGTGTGGGCATCGAAGCGCGGCGGCCTGAAACGCATCGCGGACAAAGACGCGCCCCTCTACATGGTCCTGGGCCGAATGCTCGAAGAAGGCGTGCTGCGCATCTACGAGCACATTACCGGGCGCGAGACGCAGTACTGCAATGATTCCCGGATGCATCCTGAGCGGCCCTGGATGGTGTACACGCCGGATGGTATTTGCAAGCACGAGCCGCGCGGCGTGGATCTCAAGGTGGTGCGCTGGGACCAGCGCCATAAGTGGGGCGAAACGGCAGACGACATTCCACCGCGCGTCATCACGCAGTGTTGGTGGTATATGGCGGCTTTGGGTTATGAGGTGTGGGACGTTTGCGCGCTGGTGGGTGGCCAGGACGTGCGTATCTATCAGATCGACCGGGATCCTGAGGCCGAACGCGAGATGCTCTTCCGCGCGCAGGAGTTTTACCGGCGCTATCTGATCGGCGACGAACGACCACCCATCGGCAGCAGCGATGCAGCCGACCGCTGGCTCAAGCAGATGTTTCCGAAGCACCGCACGCCGCTGCGGGAGGCGTCGGAAACGGAAGCGTTCTTGCTCGACGAGTATTCGCGCGTGCGTTTACGCGAGGAGGAACTGAACGCGGTGCGGGAGAGGCTCGCAACGCGCATCAAGCTGGTTCTGGGAGACGCCGCAGGGATCACGTGGCCTGCGGGCCGGGTTACCTACCGCGCCTCGAAGGACAGCTTGAAAACCGACTGGAAGCGCTTGGCGAATACGCTGATGCTGTCGGCCACGCCAGCGGAGCGCAAGATTCTCATTGATGAGTTCTCAAAGGTTGAACCCGGATCGCGGCGTTTCCTCTGGGACTGCGATGCCAGTCTGCTGCCGCCGGTATTGTCGGCCGCGGGGTCTGCGGAGCTTATGGAGGAACAGGCGCGGATCGCGGCGGTGATGCCAGCGCACGAGGCTCCGGCGCAGCAGCAATTGATTGAACTGGAACCCGCCAGCGAGAGCGATAAGCCGCTGGCGCCCATGAAATCGGTGCGCGAAGTATTGGCGGAAATGGAAGCGAAGGAGTCGAGGGCATGATGATGAGCCCCACCGGAGATATCGAAGAGCTGGAACGGCAGCGCCGCCGCCTCGTCGAAGTGCATCACAAGTTAATGGAAGAACACCAGCGAATATTGAAGGCCGTCGCCTCCGTGATGCACCTGATCGGTGAGGCTTCCACATGCAAGGGATGTCCCGCCACGATCTACTGGGTGCGGCATCGCAATGGCAAGCTCGCGCCCTACGATGCGGACGGCACGAACCATTTCATCACCTGCCCGAAGTCGAAACTATTCAAGAAAGTGAAGGAGATCCCCACCAATGAAGGATGAAATGATGCCCACGCAGGCGGCCGGCAGTTCGGTCACGGTGCGCGACACAACGCTGGCGCAAGAGATCTCGGTCTCTGGCGATATGGCCCCGACCGCCGCAGCGGCGGCAGCGAAAGCGGAGATCGAAGCCAGTTACGTGGTGGCCTACAAGAACCCGCGCGATATCGACACCTTTCGGCAGCGCATCCTGAAGGACTGCCGGAGACCGGGTTTTGCCGACACAGCGCTCTATCACCGCCCGGTGGGACGCGAGAAGGATCCGGCCACCGGGCAGTGGCGCGACGCCTTCGCCGTGAACTTCTCAATCCGCTTTATAGAGTCGGCCCTGATGGCATGGCGCAACGTTCACAGCACGGCCCGGATCACCTATGAAGACGGCGACCGGGCGCTGCTGACGGTGAAGGTTCTGGATCTGGAAACCAACGTGGCCTATTCGACCGACGCCACGGTAGACAAGCTGATCGAGCGTAAGGAGGTCAAGAAGGGCCGCACCGCCCGCGGCGTGCGCGAGAACTCCTACGGCGACATGGTGTATCTGCTCGAAGCCACCAAAGACGAGTTCCGGAACCTGATGGGCGCGGAGCGGTCGAAGCTGATTCGGGATAACGGCCAGCGTCTCTTACCGCGCGACATTCTGGACGAAGCCCGCGCCGCCATCGATGCGACGGTGGCGGATGAGTCGGCCAAAGATCCGGACTCGGCCAAAAAGAAGATCCTGGATAAGTTCGGCTCGCTGGGCATCTCGCCCGCCATGCTGAAGGATTACCTGGACGGGCAGTCGCTCGAATCGCTCACCCTCGAATCCCTGCAACACCTCGGGGCGATCTTCAACGGATTGAAGGAAGGGCAGTACACATGGCCGGACCTGATGCGCGTGAAGAACGAACCCGCCGAAGGGGAGGCGACCACAAAGCCGCTGGAGCCCGCCAAGCGGCAACGCCTGCGCGAACATCTCCTCAAGAACCCCGAAGCACCTGCGAAGGACGAAGCCGATAAGGAGACCAAGTAATGCCGGACTCAAAGCAGCCGAAGGTAGTTCTTGAACAGGTGAAGTACACGTTCACAAATGAGGAGAAGCGCGTTCTGGGTGAATCGCTGGCGCGCGAGGCGCAAGAGGTCTTCTCTCTCCGGGCGCAAAAGAAAGAAGTCTCCAGCGCGCTTGCGGCGCGGATCGAGGAAGCCAATGGGCGCGTGGCCGCCACTACCGACAAGATCAACCAGGGTTACGAAATGCGCGATGCCGAATGCGTGATCACCTTCGATGTGCCCCGGCGCGGCATGAAGTCGTATATCCGCATGGACACGCACGAAGCCGTGCGGGAAGAGGCGATGACGGCAGACGAGCTGCAGGAGACGTTCGCCTTTACCGAGACGGGGGTCTTGCCGCCCGACGAAGAAGCGCAGCCCTTTGCGAAGCGGCGCGGACGTCCACCGAAGGAGGTCAATTAGATGGGCTCGAAGACCTTCGATTCAAAGTGTTACGAATTGGCCGAGTACTTTTGCGACGATGCGGGCGTCGTGGATCCTGCGACGGTGAGGGAGCTGGCGGCGGACATTCAGCAGACGATCGAAGATTTCCTGCATGTGGCGGAACCGGATGTATGACCGTCACGCTGAAGCTCGATGGCAGCGATTACACCGAACTGGTGGTGGCCGTGGGCTATGCGACCCTGGCCGCCGAGACGGCCCATGATGAGCGCATGAAAACGCGGCTTCACAAGATTTTCAGCGTCGTAATCGGGCGCGCCGAAATGAACCTGACACAAAGCAGCAGCACACTAGAGGGCAGTGAGTCCCTCACTGAGTAAGTTCCAAAAAGGAGTAATAAACGATGACATCACCTATCCTTGTCTGGCTGGTCCCCGCGAGGCAGCCAGCGCATCCCATCGAAATCCCTCCGGGAAGTGTCGGCGCGCCCACACACCCGATTTACAGCCCCGTCGATCCCGGTTATGGCGCACCTTGGCAACCGCCAACTTGGGGTGGCACACCGTCGCCGGGATACCCGACGCATCCGGTAGCACCGGGTGGGCCCCCCCCATATCCGTCGCATCCCATCCCGCCGGGCGTATGGCCCAATCCTCCGGGTGGTGGTGGCCCTGGCATCTGGCCAAGTCCGGGATATCCATCGCACCCGATCTACTATCCGCCTGGGCCGTCGCAGGGTCCCGGTTTCCCCGCACACCCTATCGCTCCGGGAGGACCACCTCCGTCCGTCTCGCATCCGATTCCGCCGTCAGTGTGGCCCAATCCGCCTGCGGGCGGGGTGATCCTGCCGCCGCCGCACGTCGAGCATCCGATTCCGCCGAACATCTGGCCGGAGCCTCCGGGACCGCCTCCGGGTGGTGAGACCGGATCGATTGAGAATCCCATCAACCTGCCGCCAAGTGAGGCCGGCGGCATGAGCCCCGGTTTTTGGGCGTTGGCCTACTTTCCGCAGATTAGCGGCTGGCTTTGGGTCTGGGTTCCGGTGGAGCCGCCTCCTCCGGGGGTTACGCATCACAAGTAAGAAGTAGTCGAGGCTGGCGGCAGGCCCGCGTGGCTTGCCGCTTTCTTTTTTGAGGGACTGATGCCAAGCAAAACTCTATTCATGGAATCGACCGAGATCAGCCCGGCCAAGACCGGGGCGGAGATTTCGGCGTGTCTGATTCAGGCGGGCGCTACACAAATTGCGACCGATTATGAGGGCGGCGAAATCACCGGCCTGCGCTGGTCCATGCGGCTGAATGGGCGCGACACGTTGTTTGTGATGCCCACCCGTGTCGAGCCGGTTTATCAACTGCTACTGAAACGGCGCACCACTTATGTCGATTCCAACGAGAAAGCCCGGCTGCGCGAAAAAGCCCGCCGCGTAGCATGGCGTCAATTGCTGCGCTGGGTTCAGGCGCAGTGCGCGCTGATCGATGTCGGCATGGTCCAGGCCGTCGAGGTCTTCATGCCTTATATCGAATACGCGCCGGGGAAGACCATGTTCGAAGCGCTCGAAGCGGGGCACCAGGCACTCGGGCTGCCGCCGGGAGGAGGTCTATGAAGGGGCGGAAGAAAGGCAGCAGCGCGGAGGCTTCTAGGGCCGGAAATACACGACGGCACGGCGCGGTACAGGACCTAATTCAAACGGTGGATAAATTGGCAGCAACAGGGACTGCTGTTTGCGTGGCTAATACGATCTTGAGGCGTGCTGCGGCCATCCCGTGGCTTGACATCCAGAACGTCGGAAGCGCTAAGTTTACATTCACAATCGACCGCGAACTCCGAAATATTTGCGACTGGCATACTCGACACGCCCATCTTGGTGGACAGTCCCATGTTGATTTCTATAAGACGTTGCGCGCCGAGATCAAGCGGCGTCGAGAGGAGGCAAACTACGAAAGAAAAAGCCGTCTGAGATGGACACCCGAAAACGTTATCACCCTTGAGCTTTGCCGATTGATCGATTGGATCGAAGACGAACTCAACTCTATTAACCCAGGCCAATCCGCCAATGGGCGGGAAGTCGCCTTAACATCGCGCAATAGCGCAGGAGAAAACAATGGTACGAAAGATCAGCTCGGAACTTGTTCCACTTACCCCGGAACTGGCGCAGAAAGTGGCAACGATGCGCCCCCTTCCGGGGGAGCGTCTACTTAAAGAGTCAAGGTTGGCCTTCTTCAGGAACCGCTTAAAGAAAGAAGGCTTTAATTCACCATGTTGGTCGATGGCTATCATCGACGGCCAGGAGGGAGAGTGGCGCGCGGACGGCCAGCACACTTCTACAGTTCTGGCCGGTTGTGATGCGGGTGCCTTTCCGAAAAACTTGGGTGTGACGATCAATAGGTACTCGCTGACATCCATGGACGATGCGGCGATACTATTCGATCTATTCGACAACCCCATGGCGGCAAGAACCAACACCGACAAGATTGGTGTGTACGTGGCTGACTACAAAGAGTTGGCCGGTCTGGCCCCCGCCTTTCTCGGCAAGGTAGCCAAGGGGATCGACTACTTTCGTCGAGACCTTCAGCGGGAGGAGGGGGATGACCGAACGATACTGTTCGTCGCCAGGGATCACGGGCTGTATTTTCAGGAAGGCTCAAATCGGGAGTTTGCTCTTTGGTTGGATGCCATCAGTAACGTTTCCTCAAAACACGCAGGGCGGAAACCTGTCAAACATGTCTGGATGATCGGCAAGCCGAGTGTAGTTGCGGAAATGTTGTCTGCGTGGTCAACAGATGCCGAGGCGGCGTCTGGCTTTTGGGGTGAGGTTTTGAACGAGAGCAATCCAGACCCAAACGACGATACGCGTGAGCTGTCGAGCAAACTAAAAGAGTGGAGCCAGAGGCCAAAGGTAAAACAGTCTAGTTACCGCAACGCTGCAAGAAAGGCGTGGGCTCGGTACTTAAAGTTGTTGAGCAGGCGCGCGGCTTAAAAGATTGGTTTACATGATCACCCTGCGCCTCATCGGCCTGCACAGCGGCGAGCCCACGGAGCTTGACGGCCTCTACGTTGTGGATTACGATCCGACTCCGATTGCGGATGGCGACAAGAGATTCGTGCATGTAATTGCCACCGAGCGCCGGGATCTGGCGCGCCAATTCCCGACGCTCGAAGAGGCCATCCAGTTCTATCGCATGGAATCGACAGCAGGCCCCAGACCGGATGGCCAGCCGAACCGCCCGCTGACAGCCTACACCATAGAATTCGATTGGGGAGATCCGGCATGAGGGAGTCTTCCGCAGCGCTCCTCAACGCGCGCCAAGTGGCGGACCGGCTCAACGTCTCTATCGCCTGGGTCCTGGCGCACGCCGAAGGGAAGCGTAAGCCGGTTCTGCCCTCGGTGAAGCTCGGGCGCTCTGTTCGCTTCCTGCCCACCGATATCGAGGCCTTTATCGAACACTGCCGAAGGGCCATGGAGAAGGGAATACCGATCTGAAACGACCGAATCTTTGTGTTGTATAATTGTTATGTGGCTATTAGCCATAAGACAAAACAAACAAAGGACTTAGGAAATGGAATCAATGGAATCGATGGTCAGGCTGTTACTCGAAAAACAACTGACCACACAGGATACGCTCATCAAGCTGGCAGCGGCCCAGCTTCAGACGCAGGAGGCCATAGGACATTTGGCGGTCACGGTCGATAAGTACGTCGATGCCGCCGATGCCCGCATGAAGCGGATCGAGGAGAACCTTGACGGTCTCATTCGCGCGATTACCCGGGAACACACCAACGGGAAGGGAGGGCGCTCATGAGCGCACTCTGGGATATAGCAAGCGTGCCAACTGGACCGTGCAAGATGTGCGGGTGCCAGACACTTGGATCAAGTGAAGAATACCCGACGACGTGCGACGACTGCCGCGCGTACCTGAAGGTATTCGGCGCGACTCCCCAGACGATGCGGTTAAAAGTAGTGCTTACGGCGAAGGGAGGTCGCGCATGATGACCGTAGATCAGGCAGCGGAGCGCTTAGGGGTTTCGCGCTGGTGGGTATATGCCTTGATCCGCGCGGGGCGGCTGAAGACCGACCGGGTAGCCTGGGGCGCGCGGGAGGTATACAGGATCGCCGAGAAAGACTTGAAGGCGCTCAAGATCCGCAAGGTGGGACGCCCGTACAAGGCAAAGGCGGTTGCGCGATGACCATTGATGAGCGGCTGGAAAAACTGATCGAGCGGCATGAGGCGCTAACGCAAACCGTAGAGTTGATGGTGATAGAGAACCGCGAACAGTTTCGGAAGCAGGGCACGCAAATCGACCAGATCATGGAAGGCATGGCGCGGTTGCTCCACATTGCTGAGATCCATGAGCAACGGATGGAACGGCTGGAGAAAGGGAAGTGAGCAACAAGATCGCAACACCTCTTCCCGATCTCGCCAGCTACAACGCGGCGCATCGCAACCGCGAGAGCCATCAGAACGGATGGGTAGAACTCGTAGGCAAGCGCGAAAAGAAGTGGAAGGGTTTCTACCACGTCATTGTGGCGAAGCCGGATGGCACTACGCGCCGGCAGCAACGCAAGCGCATCATCGGAACCAAGGTAGAGATTCCCACCAAGGGACAAGCAGAGGATATCCACCGTGAATGGTTGCGGCGGCAAGCCGGGCAAGCGGTAGCCACCACTGGGCGCGCGAAGGTAGCAGACCTTTGCGAAGACTATCTGACCATGCGGGAAGTTGACTGGGAGGAAGGCACGCGCCGCAACACGCGCTCAATCTTCAATAACTCAATCATTCCCGCGTTGGGCCAGCGGGCAGTTGATTCGATTCTCCCCGAGGATCTCAAGCGGTTCATGGGATCGCTGGCTCATCGCCAGGATCTGCGAAAAAAGACCTTGAAGAAGGGCGTCAGTACCTCGTATGCCACACACGTCCTAACGAACCTTCGCGCTATCTTCGACCTCGCCTTGGAGCGGGGAATGACACCGCGGAATCCGGCGCGCTCGGTGACTGTCCGGCTGAGGGTTCCCAAACAGGCGATCAAGCCGGATAAGAGTGTGTTCCCGCCGCAGCACCTTCCGGCTTTGCTCAATGAGTTGAACATCCGGGACCGGCTGATCGTTTGGGTATCGATCCTTGGCGCAACCCGGCCCGCCGAATTGATGGCGGTCACGGTGGCAGATGTCGGCCCTACCTGGATACATATCAACAAGGCATTCGACCGCTGGAGAAACGTCAAGAGCACCAAGACCGGAAGGTCCCGGTTTATCCATCTTCCGCCCGAACTGGCGGGCGAGGTCCATGCCTGGATTGCCACGGAAGGTATCGGCCAGAAGGATCTCTTATTCCGGGGGCAGCGTGATGGCCGACCGGCAATCTATTCCAATATTGTCCGCTGTATGCTGCGGCCAGCCGCAATACGCGCTAAAATTCCCGTTCAGGATATCGACTTCCAGATGCTGCGGCGATCCTTCGCGACAATCTCCCAATTCGTAGGCCTCGACCTGAAGGCAGTGCAGGCGCAGCTCGGGCACTCTAAGCCGGACATGACAGCAAGGGTCTACATGCAGCCGGTCGATGCGCTTACGATTTCCCAGATGTCGCATCTTGAAAACCTGCTTCGGGGCCGCACGGCATTCCCTGCGGATGTCGCGGCCCGGATCGGAACGGCGGTGTCTATTCAATGAGCCACCTGATCCCCTATTTCCGCTCTCGGAAAAGTAGGGGATCAAATAGGGGATCAAATAGCGCTGAAATGAGCCTATTTGAGCCTTCTAGGTGCTACTCAGGCGTAGCAAAATCAACAACATACGATAAAGAAAGCTGCTATACTGTCAATCTGCAAAGGTTGGCATGTGTAGCTAACATACTGATTTTTCAATCATTTACAAGCCTCCCAGAAACGGTTGGGGGATCATTAGGGGATCATGTCGCGATAAGGCCTGATCCCCTCTTTTTTATGGCCGCTAGGAGGCCGCCTGTGAGGCCGCCAGCGCGCTTGCGCCCGGAGGCCCCTCCTACCCTCATCGGCGCGCTGTGGGGGCTCTTATGAGCGCTCCGGGGCGGCCTCTCGCCATAGATCTCTTTTGCGGCCTCGGCGGCTGGACGGAAGGCTTTCTGGCCAATAGCTACGATGTGGTGGGTTTCGACATCGAGCGCCGCCCGTATCGCGCGCAACTCGTTCTCCAAGATGTACTTACCCTCCACGGATCGCAGTTCAGGAAAGCGGCGGTTATTGTCGCGTCCCCGCCATGCCAGCAGTACAGCTACCGGGCGATGCCCTGGAAGCGCGTTCGCGAGCTTCCGCCACCCGATAATTCCCTGTTTGAAGCGTGTTTCCGTATCCGGGAGGAAGCGTCACAAGCCGCCGGCCGATACATTCCACTGATCATCGAGAATGTCCGTGGTGCCCAGCGATGGGTGGGGCGCGCGGCCTGGCACTACGACAGTTACTACCTGTGGGGCGATGTCCCGGCACTGATGCCGTTCCCGGTGGATGGCCGCAAGGGGTTCAAGCCGCGCTTCGAGGATACGGACTTCGCGCGCTTCTATTCGACCACTCCGGAGCGCAAGGCCGCGGTGGCGAAGCTCTCCAAGATCCCGTTTCCGCTGGCCGACCACATTGCGCGGGTGCATCTGCCATGAAACACGCTCCCGCCTTTCGCCTCAAAGCTCCGCCGCCGCTCTCGGAGAACGATGTAGAGCGGGCTTGCCTGGATCTCCTGCGGGTACGCGGCTACTATCCGGCGCGCCAACATGTCGGCACTTTTAAGACAAGTGACGGGCGTTGGATTCGCCTGGGCGAACGCGGCTTGCCGGATTACATGGTGATCCATGCCAGACATCCCGGTTTCATGCTGGAGGTCAAGCGGGAAGCAGGCGGCGGCCTCTCAGCCGATCAGCGGTTCAAGATTCAGCAATTGACCTTGGGCTACCGCCTGCGCGTAGCCGTCGTGGCGTCTTCGCGCGAGCTGGCGGAATGGCTGACAGGGCACGAGCGCAGCCCCTAAAAACAAAGGCCGCGTAAAGAGATGGAGGACTAAGCCATCTCACGCGGCCCTCGCTGACAAAACAAACAAACGACCAAACGATCCGCAAAGGACTTGCAAGGACTAATCCGGGGGAACCGTTGAGGAACCTTCCAAACCAGGACTTACAGACGATCCGAATAGGAGCGCTAGGAGCGCATGTCATGTTTAGAATAGCCCATCTCTTCCTGGTTTCGCCAATCAACCCACCGGCGGGACCGGATTCTTCCCCAACTTCACACCGCGAACTGCTCTGCAGCGAGTCCGCTGAGGAGATATCCCTATGGGCAGTTGTATAGCTCAACCATCTTTGATCCTGCCAAAATTCCTGGCTGGAAACCGTGATCTATCGAACTGGGCACAGCGCGTCCTGATCTTACTTGACGATTACAGGAACAAGACAACCGGACAATGTAACCCGCGTATCAGCCGATTGGCCGCTGATCTAGGGGTGTGCTATCGGACGGTGCAGCGCGCGCTGGCCGAACTCCGGAAATGGCGATTGATCACTGTCGAGCGATGTCAGCGCACCTGCCAATACGTAATCGCTGCGCGCGATCAGTGGGGCGTCCTGCTGTGCAAAAAAATATCCACAGTAGTGGAAAAGTCCGCGCGTAAGTTCAATCGGGACGGCAACGTGATCGGACAATCTTGTCCAATCAGAAGCGACCAGTTTGTCCAATCAGAACCCGCCCCATCTATTACTGAACCTACTTATAGAACCTACTTATCTGGAAGAGAGGCGGGGTCGCCGCCGCCGAGCGTACACCATGCGGCGGCGGCGCCCCCGTCTGTTGCTGTGCAAATCTTCCAGGGCCAACGCTTCTCGCTGCGCTCGCCTTTCACGCTGAAGCTCTGCGAAACGCTCCTGAAGGTGCATCCGCAGCCGGGGCTGCCGGTCAAGGCGCTGGTGAAGCTGGATGCCATTCTGCAGGACGGTTCGGACACGGCGGCGCGATGTGCCAAAACCATCGAGATCCGGCACGCGCAGTGGATTGAGTACTGGAACACCCTGGAGGCGGGTAAGTTCATTCCGCAACTCTGGCGCTGGCTGGAGGATCGGGACTGGATGGTAGCGCCGGTGATCCGGAAGCCGGCACCGCGGGCGTTTGAGTCGGCGGGCGAACGATCAGCCCGTATGTGGGCAAGGATCGAAGAACGCGACGCAAGAGAGGGACGAGTATGATCTCTCGATCTGAAGCCAAGAAGCTCGTGAAACGTTTCTCCGGTCTGCCCGGATTCCCCAAGGACGAAGACGGAGTCGATCCGCTGATCGACGCAATGATGACAGCGACGAATCTCGACAAAGCAAGTGTGTTCACGACGTCGTGGCTATTCGACGAAGCGACAGCGCCGACGCCATCGCACATTTACCGCTACTTCCATCCGACCAAGACACCGGAGCAGTCGAACACCGCGCCATTACTGGCAGCCGCGCGGAAGTGTCCATTTTGCAAGGATGTTCCCGGCTGGATTATCGGCGTCGATTATGCAGGCAATTCGACCGCGTGGCGCTGTCAGTGTGCCAAAGATGCCATCGGGGCGAGTTTAGGACACTAAGGTGAAGCCATACTTTGAAGAGTCGGGCCTCGCTATCTATCATGCCGACTTCCGCGAGGTCGTAATCTCGCTCGAGGCTGGGTCGGTCGATCTAGTAATCGCGGACCCCCCTTACGGCGATACGTCCCTCGCCTGGGATATCTGGTGTCGAGGTTGGCCGAGTCTGATTCTTACAGCCCTTTCGCCCTGCGGTTCCATGTGGGTCTTCGGAAGTTTCCGCATGTTCTTCGGCCACGCCGCGGATTTTGAAGGTTGGAGTTTCGCGCAGGAGATTGTATGGGAGAAACAGAACGGTTCCAGCTTCCATTCTGACCGTTTTAAGCGCGTACATGAACTCTGTGCGCAGTTTTATTTGGGCGAATGGGGGCAGGTTTACAAGAATCCCGTCAAAACACTCGATGCAACGGCGCGGATCACCCGACGAAAGACGAGGCCTCCGCACACTGGCAATATCGGCGCAATGGCCTATGTCTCTGAGGATGGAGGTCCACGGTTGCAGCGTTCAATTATTCGGGCTCCCAACTGCCACGGTTATGCGGAACATCCCACGCAGAAGCCCGAGGCCGTTGTAAGCCAGCTTTGCGAATATAGCGGCCCACCGCACGGCAGTTTATTTTCGCCCTTCCTCGGCAGCGGAACGGATTTAGTCGTCGCCAAGCGCCACGGCCTTCGAGCGGTCGGCTGTGACGTCGACGAACGTTACTGCGAGATCGCGGCGAACCGCCTTCGCCAGGGAGTATTAGACCTCACGCCAGCGCTGGTTTAGGACACTGAGGTATTATTCCGATCCTGCTTAAAAGCAGTAGGATTGCAGTAAAATGATGCATCGAATTACATTGACAGACAAACAAACGAAAGGACTACACATAAATGTTCGACAAGAAGAATCGTCTCCGCATTCATGAGCTATTCGCGGTCGTCGCGCAGGAGCCTGAGGGCGAGCGAATTGCTGCGTTCTCTAGCGGAGAGTATTCTCTGCCGATGATCTGTGCGAACAGAGCGCATCTGGATTCGCTACTGGAGTTGGCGCGAGACATCATTAAGAATCCGGGCAAGAAGATCACGCTCTGCCGGTTCAGCGTGCGCGAGGAACTGGAGGTCATTTGAGCCATGATGCGGCTTTACATCCTGGTCGGCCAGAGCGTAGTCGAGGAGCCCGATTTTCTGAAGTGGGCCGAGTGGAGTTTCCGCGCGGGGCATAAGGGCCGGATCGTCAACGAGCACAATGTCGGAAAGTACTTCATCTCGACACTGTTCCTGGGATTGGATCACAACTTCATGCGCGCATATAGGATGCGCATATTCGAGACCGCGGTCTTTTGGAAGGACAACGCAGTCGAGTATTACCGCTGCGCCACCTGGATAGAGGCGGAAGCGCAGCACGAAAAAGTGGTGTGCAAGTTTGAGGCACGTAGCAAGCGCCCACGCCTGGAGGTAGCCGATGCCGCGCTTGATTGACGACATCCGGGCTGCCGGCCGACTGCAGATGCCGTGGTGGGTAGACCGGCGCTACGAGGAGAAATGGTCGCGCCATGCGCGGCGCATGATGGAGATCGTTCTCAAGGACGAGGTTCCCGTCCTGCTGATTGACAACGTGGCGGATTACTATTTTCGCGGCACGGGCCAGGAGTATTGGGATCTGACGCGCGACTTCCCGAATCTTGCACCGCCTTATGCGGTCTTCTGGACCGAACACAAGATGCCGCAGACCATTCACAGCGACAAGTACGGCGATACCAGTGTTTCGGACGGGCTGGGGCGACACGCGCGCATGGGTGTTCTGTGGATGGCAGCGGAGGCGTCGCAATGCAAAGCGGACGGAGAGATTCCGGAAAACGCCAAGTGGATCTTATGCGCGGAGATGTTCACCGATTACGATGTTCGCGGCAAGGAGATCGAGGGACCGGCAGGCACGTGGTTCCTTCTGGTCGACAAGGAAGGCGCGCTGGTCGGGACGCCGCACATGCAGTGCTACGCGGATCCGCAGTGGAATGAAGCCCTCATGGACCATATGACGCTTTTGCATCCGGCGCTCCTGGCGGTGTCATTCCTGCATTGCAGGAACGTGAAGGTGGTCGACCAGGAGACGCCGGGACCATTGGCTAAAAAGTACCACGCGCGAACAGGCGTGTGGCCGCGTCCGTTTCATACGCTGGAGATCGAGCCGTTAAAGCAGATCTTGCGCACGCAGGGCGGCGCTGGCACTACCAACGGGATCGCCAAGGCCATGCACATCTGCCGGGGGCACTTCAAAGACTACCGTGAGGGCCGCGGGTTGTTCGGCAAGTACAAGCAGCTCGTCTGGCAACCCTCGGTGATTCGCGGGACCAAGGGCAAGGAAGCGGCGCCGCGGGAAGTGAGGATCAAGGTATGATCGGGGGCTATCTCGAAGTAGGTCTGAACGATGAGAACGAAATCGTTATCAATCACCCCGACATGAAGCCCGACGAAAACGGCATGGGGCATATTGTCTTTTCTCCGGCGCAGGCATTGGCACTGGCTCGGCTGCTCACTAAGCAAGCGAAAGAGGCGAGGAGACTAAGGCGGATTGCGGGGGAGTCTTGGGCGGAGAAGCTATGAGCGAACCCAAACGACAATTGAAGTGCTCCCTGTGCGACGGCACCGGGCTGGTCTGCGATATCTGCGGTGAACCGGAACGCGGCTGTGACTGCGATGTAGGCGTGCGCACATTCAGCGCTTGCGAGAACTGCGAGGGCACGGGGGATTACGGAACGGGGAGGGCGCAGGAGTGATGATCCCGGGCCGCTATCGGCGCAGGGGCGCAACAGACAGGAAGCCACTCAGCAGGTACAGCAGCCAGAGGCACACGCCCACGATGAGGACGATACGGATCATTCTGAGGATCACCGGGTCCATGGGGATCATGCTGATGATCCAGAGGGCCAGCCCGACCACGACGAGCACGATAACGAGCTGAATCAGGAACGCGGGGAACAGCATTTAGCCATAGCATAGTCCTGAATGAGTGATTCTGAACTAGAAAGATTACAGCGCGAGAACGAGGCCCTGTCCGTCGAAGTAGACCACTTGCGGATGGGCCTGCGTCTCTGCAAGCAGGCCGTGGCGGCCAAGATGACGCTGGAGGAGTGGATCGAGGAATTCCACCGCCTGGAGCCGCAGCAGTCAGTAGAGCAAAACGACGAGGTAGTCTATGCGGGCATCCAGGCGCTCGAACGGGAGGAGTTGTGAGGCTGACACAAGCGGATAAGCTGAAGCTGCTCGCGAAGGTCTGGGCCATGCGCGACTTTGTGGCGCTGCGGGAATTGGGCGCGAAGGTGAACACCCGCGGCGAGTGGGAAGTCTGGGAAAGCCGCGACCGCCGAGATGAAGCGACCGGAGAAATCACCAGTGAGCCGGCGCTGGCGTGGAGCAGCAAAAACCGGCCTTGACTATGACCTACTATAACTTTAGTTGGCGTAAGTCACGTAAAATCACCAATTTACGTCGATACTAGCGATTTTGTGCGGGCGGCCGGCCCGCGGCCATTCGGTTGGCCGGGGAGTACCTTTTGGTCGGAAGTGCTACGACTTGAGTCGGGAGTGCTACGACCTAGGAGTGGCCGACTCAGGTTGGCCCACCAGTGCGCGTATGGTGCCCACCATGAGGTCGGAGTCGGGAGACTGGTGGGTAGCGGCCGACCGAGGTGGCGACTGCGTAGTGCGTCTCTGGTGGCCAACCATTGCCCGAGGCCAGCAGGATGCCCGAGGCCAGGAGGATGCCCGAGGCCAGCAGGATGCCCGAGGCCAGGAGGATGCCCGAGGCCAGCAGGATGCCCGAGGCCAGGAGGA